TGTAAAGCTGATTTGCAGGTGTAGGATTTGAAGTTGTAGAACCAGTATTCAGATAAGATTCGACCTTCTTCTTAAATTCCGCCCAATGTGGCAGAATGTAGGCAGGACACATCTTGTAAGAATTTTTTGCAGTATTGAGATAGTCCACAGTACCACTTTTCCCGTCACGTACATTCAGCCAATGGGTATGAGTGTAGAGGTGATTAATGTCAAGACCATACTTCTTCAGAAGTGCTGCGGCAAGTCTCGCACAGTTGTCTTCCGACTTCTTATCCGTAGAATTATACGCAGATGACATAATGCATTCAATGGCAATCGTTCTGTGGTTGCCGTTGCCGCTTCCATCAGCGGCGTGCCAGCCACTAAGCGTTAAAGGTAGATTCTGCCACGCACAGGTGTTGTCCACATAATAATGCACCCTGACATCTTTCATATTGCCATTGTAAGTTGCTCTGGTATACTGTTCTGCAGGAGTAGTTCCGCTTGCTACCGAAATCCAATCGGTATTGTGAACAGTGATACCGATAACTTTGCCCTCCATAGAAACGGTGGGCATTGCTATACTGTTTGGATTGTGTTTGGTGAGCAGATACTCGTTGATTTTTACTCCATTCAGAGTAGATGTGTTATCAGGTTTCAGAATTGCCATGATCAGATTCCTCCTTGTCAGTTGTTTCTTCCATTCTGCCAACCTTGGTTTGCAGAACATCAATTGCTTTTTTGAATACCGGCGGATAGGGTACGCCCATCAGTGTGGTGTTTTCTACAATAGACAGCAGCTCGTTCAGACAAAAGCTGATGCAGACTGCGTCACGTATGTAGTTTGTGCCGATGAGAATATCAATTCTCACACCAACCACAACCATCAGCAGAATACAGAACTTTTTCGCAAGACCAATCCAGCCTGCCTTGCTGTTGAGTGCTCCGCTTTTGCTGTGCTTGGATTTTCCCATAATTGCAGTGACGAGACCTGTTGCAAAATCGATACCCATGAACACTACAAGTGTTGCAAGAGCCGAGTCCCATCCGCCAAACAGCGTGGCAATAAATCCGCCTACAATGCCTGCAATTGTACAGATCCATTCTTTCATAAACATCATCCTCCCATAAATTTGATTGATTTTATCATCGGATGTGAATTATCCGATGTGCCTTTGAAGGCAAGATAATATTCTCCATCCGGTACGTTTTCCAATGACTGCATCACGGAAATATATGTATCGGAATAAAGCCATTTTAATTGTAAAGTTACTGCATTTCCTGCCTGTATTTCCTCATAGATATACTGAGCAAGTTCAGCCCCGGTCTTGTCGGTTTTCTTCACCAGATAAAATTCAGCGTCCTGTGACGCACCGACTGTATAACTGAGAATCAGATTCATAGAAGAAGTGAGAGCAACAGGCGTCAGGCAAAGCACAAATACTGTTCCTGCCCAGCTGAAATCAGACTGATTGAAGTACAAAGCATAGTCATTCTCTGTACAGCAGAAATGGGGATAGCTTTCCGCAAAGCCTGCAAGCGAACGGTAACCGTCGTTGTAATAGGTGTAGACGCTCTCACCATATTTCTGCAAAGCATCACTGCCGGAAGAAAAGACCGTGATGTATTCGATGCCGGAACGGCTTTCAAGAGCGATAATTCTGGTTTCAAGAGCGAGGATTTCTTCTTCCTTTGTCTGAAAATCAAACTGAACAGAATCTCTTAGCTGCTGAGCATTGGCGTCTATTTCCTGAATTTCTGTATCAAATGAGTCGCATCTGCTTGTAAGCCCCATGATGTAGTCCATAGTGCTATCCTGCAAAGACTGTAATTTCTGCTGTAAAGCCTCGAAATCTGCTTTATTCGGATAATCCGACATATCAGGCGTGACGCCATCTTTACCATCAACTCCATCTTTTCCGGGCTGTCCGTCGGTACCGTCTTTACCTTTTAAGCTCTCAAGCCATTCAGTTTCTGTTCCGGTAAATCCATGCTCTACAGCAATAATGTATGCAGATTTTCCGTCAGTTCCGGGCGTACCGTCAATGCCATCTTTACCGTCCTGTCCATTTGTCCCGTCAATTCCATCTTTGCCGGGTTGTCCGTCAATACCGTTTTTTCCTTTTAAGCTCTCAAGCCATTCAGATTCTGTGCCAAAATAGCCATTTGCAATGGCGATTTCATATGCAGATTTTCCATCAATTCCATCTTTACCGTCCTGACCATTTTTTCCGTCAACTCCATCTTTTCCGTCTTTACCTTTTAAGCTCTCAAGCCACTCAGCTTCTGTACCAATAAAGCCATTCTCTACAGCAATCTCAAATGCAGACTTGCCGTCAGCACCTTTTTCACTTATCTTTTGAAGCAACTGCTGGTATAGGTCAGGCGTTGGCGGTACATTGCTGCTTTCACCGTCAAAACCAGATGGTCTGATATGCAGGGTTTTCACAACCGTTGTTGCCCTGACTGTTTCAGATGATTCTGCGTCATAACCGAAAAGAGACATCTTCACAGCACCGGCTGCAAGTTCCGCCGGCAGATGACAGCTTGTCTCGTCAAATCCGAGAACTCTGTTGTAAGTGAACTCGTCCTGTGTGAACTGCACCACTTTATGCAGGGGTTTCCAGCTGTTATCAAATACAAAATGTATCTTTACAAAAGCAATCTGATCAGCTGCAATGACCTCATGCTCCAGCGTTTCGATGTTCTGTCCCTTTACAAGAAATTTTATCATGCCTTCACTTCCTTCCACGTTTCCGTATCTGCATCATATTCCATATATCCATCCAGGCACTGAATTTTGACAAGGGGACTATCTACTGTACTGCTTGAATGACCGTCCCAGTTTGTGTTCTTTTTCACAGCGTTCCATTCAGCAAGACTGCCCTCATAGGTGATTTGCGTGAGGCTTTCACAGTAGTTGAAACAGCCACCGATAAGTTCTGTTGTGCTTTTGGTGATCGTGAAATTCTTCAGCTTGATACAGCGTACAAACATTCTGTCACCGATAACCTTACCGCTGTAGCGAACAGTTTCAAGCTTCTGACATTCTCCAAACGCCTGTTCACCGACTGTTGTAACAGATGCAGGAATGGTAAGGGATTTGATAGCTGTACCTGAAAAGGCGAACTTTGCAATCTCGGTCACTTTAGACGGAATTGTAATTTCAGTCAGTCCGTAAAGATTCTGATGAACCAGATATTCATCAATGTGCGGTATGAAACTATTTCGCTTGATGGTTTTGAGCGTTGTCGGAAGAGCGGCTATTTTCAGATTGTTGCAGTATTGAAATGCATATTCACCAACCGTTGTGATGCCCTCTGAGACGACAACAGAAGTGATGTTATCATTTTCGCAGAACGGAGATTTGTTTCCGCTTGTTTCATATGCACCTACATAATCATACATTGCCCCCGTGCCTTTGAGAATCAGTCTGCCGTCAGAATAGAGAACGTAATTGATATCAGCGCCGCATTTGCCCACTGAAACCACATCTCCGGTCATTTCATTTACCTTTGTTGCAAGTTCTGCCACCTGATTGGTCAGCTGAAGAATGGTTGAATTGTAATCCTTTATCTGTGCTGTAATCTCCGAAAGCTGTGACATCATATCCGTGACCTTGCATTTTCCGAGAATACATCGGACATAACCGCAGTAGGTTGTATTCTCTCGATAATCCGTCACTTTGATTTCTGCTGCACCGGCATCAATCCTGACGGCACAAAGGGTGAGATATGTTTTGGTTTCTGTATCTTTGAATCTTGGAATTGACGGCGATGTGGCAGGCGTACCGGATAGAATTTCAAACTCTATCTTACGATAATTTTCGCCGGTATTACAGCAGATACCCACTGATAAATATCTGCCCAGAGATTCATTCACATAGCCTGATAAATCATAGGTATACGGCGTATCGGAAAGAAAGTAATGTCCGTTTATCCACGCCTTACCGCTGCCAATGGTCAGCTTTAGCTTGTTTGCTGTCAGCTTGAAACACTGACCGTAGTTATCCTGAATGCCGTTGCAGATGATACTGCCAAGATAATCGCAGAAATTCTCGGCAGTATACGTTCTGTCAAGATTCTTTGCGTTGAAAAATCCATATGAAAATGCCATAGTCATACCTCCTTGAATGTGGGTGTGAGATTTCTTCCGTTCTGGTCGAAGCTTTCAATCATACCGATCAGCTGTATTTTATTCTGTCTCAGACCAAATCTGCGGTGTTCTACGGTAACAAAATCGCCAACAAAATAGTCCCTGTTATACTGAAACTGCGTAGACTGTACCGCAATCTGCGATTCGGAAACCACAAGTGGCTGCACCATACTTTCTTTGCCTTTTTCCTGTAAAAGGTTAATGTATTCATCATTGGGAATTGGCTTGGTTTCGCCGTCTTCCTGTTCTTCGTCCGCCATATCCTTTGCGTCAACATACACCTCATAGCGGTCAAGGTGTTCCGGTTCATCGCCGTCACAATATGTGGTGCGTTTTCTCTCTTCTCCTTCGCCTTTACCCAATATATAGGCATAATTTCTCTGCACAGAACTATCTGTGGAATAGGAAAATGAAAGCAGATTGTTGTATCCATCTGAGAAAACAATATGTGGGTTATCATCTTGTAAGATACTTCTATCTGTACCCTCTGACAATTCCAGCAGCATTTCATACTGTTCATCGGTTGTCTTTGCCAGTCGTATATTGGCAGTCCCACCGATTTTCTCACAGATGGTGTATACCCATTTCATAAGGTTATCGTAGCTGATTTGCAGTTTAGTATCTTGTTTCCAGCAAGAACCGGAAGAATCACCAATCGAAAGCCCCGGAATCTTTCTCGCACCTGTTCTGCAGGCGTTGTAATAAACCACATTGTTCACAATCTGTGCGTATGAAACTTTCTTTGTAAAGTTGAATGTAGGATAAATGATTCTTCTTTCCAGAAGACACATTAAAAAGCGACCGCTCACAATGAGATAATCGCCGTCCTCTGCATCTGTTTCCAGCTGTACCGATTCAATCAGTCCGTAGTGTTCTTTATCATCATCACGACCCACAATTCTGCCTGTCCGGAAGATTTCAATATTTTTCGTAGATGCCGCAATGTACACTTCAAATACACCGCAGGCATAGTATTCAATATCCCAAAGCAGCGAAGAAAAGCTGTCACACACAGCCTCCAGGGTTATGGAGAGTTTGTCCTCTATGGGAATCATGTTGTATATTTCAATTTGCATTTTTCACACTCCCAAGTACGCATTGCGGTGTATCAGACGGACTTTAAGACTTGACAGTCCCTCAGACGCACGAACATAAAACTTATTTTCTCCCTGCTTTAAGGTCAGCCAGGTGGAACCCGAAACAAGCCGGTTGATAATATTAGTAACAACACCCTCACGTTCCAGTGTAACCGTCTTATTGCCTGTTTTCGTAGTTATGGTGATAACATCGCCGTCTTTGATGTCACCGAGAATCTGCATATATTCGTCTGTAGCTGCATTGTAAATAGTCGGATTCTTTGCAGGACCTCCGCTGATTTCAAGGATAAAGCCCACTTCATCACCGTCATTGACAATGGTCATGATGTTTTGTGTGCTGTATTGACCGATTGGAAACGGCTCATCATTATCGGGGAAGATGAAGTGGAAAGCACCACGGATTTTGGAATACTCCGCAATCTGGGTTTCCGTGGAATACCAGTAAATATCGGGACAGAGAATAGATATCTGCCCTTTGGTCAGCATCTCAAAGTTCTCCATTTCGCAGGTTTCAACAATACCCTCGGCATACACAGAAATGTTTTTTGTGGAGTAATATATTTTGATGTAGCGTGACGGCTTGACCACCTGATACAGCTCATGCCTGCGTTTCTCCACATCAAAGCCACGCATTTCAAAAGGAATGACCACGTTTCGCTTTTCAATGAAAGCATTGTTGAGGTAAGAACCGTCCATTCCGGCATAGCTTGATGTGCTGACTGTTCCGGCAGGTGGATTCAGTCCTTCAATCTTTGAGAACATGAACCTGTTTGCTGTTCTGGACAGGTTAATTTGCTGACCGGTTTCGTTTTCCAGGATTAGGTGATAGAACATCTGGAATCACTCCTTTCTACATCTTCACCGCATTCTTTGTCTGTCTATAAATCTCCAGCCGTGACAGTGATTTCGGACTATTGTTGGTCTGATTTACTGTACGGCTGTTGTCGTTATTGTAGTAGTTATTGACCACAGAACTTTCAATTCCGCCGTTCATGATAGCACCTGTCATTCCGTCAAGTTTGTAGCTAAGGTCGGTATTAAGAGCAATTTTCATTGTATCCGCAACACCGGATACCGCCTTTGCAATAACCTTTTTGCTTTTGATAATGCCGTCTGCTAACCCCTGCATAAAGTCCGGCATCCAGCTTTCGTATTCGGTAAGAGGTCCCACGTCCGGCACAGAGAAGTGCAGATAGCTTCTGATGGTATCCGCCACATCGGTACAGGCGTCGGAAATCCAGCTGATACAGCTTTTGATACCGTCAACAATTCCGCTGATGATATCCGAACCCCAGCTGAATGCATCACTCGCCAGTCCCTTTACAAAGTTGACCGCCTTGTCAAATCCACTCTTAATCGTATCGTAAATACCGCTGATTGTATTGGAAATCGCTGATTTTACGCTGTTCCAGATGCTTGTCACAGTAGAACGTATGGTATTCATCACCGATGAAATTGTAGAAGAAATGCTGTTCCAAACGGAAGATATTGTATTTCTGATTCCGTTTACAACACCTGAAATCGCACCGCTGATGGTGTTCCAGATGGAGGAAATTACCGATTTGATGGTGTTCATCACACTTGAAATAAAGCCTGAAATTGCGTTCCATACCGTGGTGATGATATTTGAAATCGTACTCATCACTGTGGAAATCGCAGTACTGATTGCATTCCAGATGGTTTCAAAGAATGACTTAATGCCTTCAAGCAGAGGGGTGATAAACTCCACAATGGCATTCCATATGGTCTGTATCTTCTCAGAAATCCAGTCCATCACATTGCTGATAATGATATGTATTGCCTGAAAAATCGTCTCAAACAGATATTTCAAGGCTTCCAAAAGCGGAGATATGAACTCATATATCGTATTCCATATGCTTGAAATCGTATTGTAGATTGTGGTGCATACCGTAGAAATGACCGTCCATATGGCATTGAAAATGGTGGAGAAGAAATCGTGAATGCTTGTCAGGATTCCTGCGAAAAAGTCATAAACAGCCGTAAAAATAGAAACCGCAGTATCGTGAATAGCAGTTACAATTCCCGTAAAGAATGAAGATATCGCATTCCAGGTGTTCACAAAGAAATCGGCAATGGACTGGAAGAAAGAGCAAATGCTGTCCCATATGCCAATGAAGAAATCCTTGATTGCCGTCCAGACCTCGTCCCATGAAGTGCCGAACCAGCCAAGGAATACATCTAACACACCTGTCAGCGTGTTCAGAATATTGCTGAGTGAGTTTACAATGAAATCCCATATGCCTGTAAAGAGGTCTTTTATGCCATTCCAGCACTGATCCCAATCTCCGGTAAACAGACCGATGAAAATGTCGAGAATACTTAAAATGGTGTCGGTTACGAAAGAAAAAATATCTGCAATGTGCTGAAATACGCCCTCAAACAGTGGGGCAAGAACTTCACAAAGTCCATTCCACACGGCTTTCACCAGTTCTCCGAAGCTCTCAAAGTCAAAGCCGAGAGCATTGATGCGGTCGACGATTCCGGAAGTAAGCCTTTCAAATGTAGCTTTTATCTGTTCCCAAATGGAGAGAATGCTATTTTTGAAGTCCTCATTGGTATTCCACAGATTTACAAAGGCGGCAACTAATACAGCAACGATTGCAATCACAGCCACCACCGGTGCAGAAATACCGCCAATGGCAGCTCCAAGAGTGGAAAATGCTGTCTTTGCACCTGCAATTATAGTCGGAACTTTGCTGATAAAAGTCATCAGACTTCCCACCGAGGATATGACTTTGCCGATTACCACCAATAAAGGACCCATTGCCGCAGCAACGAGAGCAACTTTCACAATCGTCTCCTTTGTGGCAGGGTCCATGGCGTTGAGTTTATCAATAAATTCCTGAATTTTCGTTACGATTGATCTGATGACAGGCATCAGAATTTCGCCGAAAGAAATAGCCAGTTCTTCCAGCTGTGATTTTAAGATAGTCAGCTGACCGCCAAGGTTGTCCTGCATTGTTTCCGCCATAGAAAGCGATGTGCCGTCACAGTTCGCAATCGCAGATGACAGCTTTTCAACGTCCTGGGGTGCAGCATTCATCAAAGCCAAAAAGCCTGACATGGCATTCTTGCCCACAAGAGCCTGTGCTGCGCTTGCTTTTTCAGATTCAGACATCTGGTCAAATGCCACTCGGCAGTCGGCAAGAATATCGGAAAGGTCACGCATGGAGCCGTCCGCATTGCTGGTTGCAATCTCCATTTCTCCGAAAGAAGAGGAGCAGAATTTGACCTCACTGGAAAGTGCGGTCATAATGGAACGCATGGAAGTACCGGACTGTGTGGACTTGATGCCTGCGTTTGCCATTAAGCCTAATGCCTCGGCTGTATCTTCACAGGAGAATCCCAAAGCACCCGCAATCGGAGCACAGTACTTGAAGGATTCACCAAGCATAGATACATTGGTATTGGCGTTGGAACTTGCAGAAGCGAGAACATCGGCAAAATGACCGCTGTCAGCAGCGGATAAGCCGAATGCAGTAAGCGCATCAGTGACAATATCCGATGTGGTTGCCAAATCCTCACCACTCGCAGCCGCAAGGTTCATGATACCGTCAATACCGGAAAGCATATCGCCGGTTTTCCAGCCTGCCATAGCCATGTAGTTCATTGCTTCAGCAGCTTCCGATGCTGAGAACTTCGTTTTCGAACCCATTTCACGAGCCTTATCACGAAGCTTTTCAAGGTCATCACCGGTTGCACCGGATACAGCTGCGACCTTCGACATAGCAGAATCAAAGTCAGATGCTGTCTTGACTGCTGCTGTACCTGCGGCGGCAATCGGAACTGTAACCTTTGTGGTAAGTGTAGCACCAACATCGAAAATCTTGTCCCCGACATTCTGGAGAATCTCTCCGGCTTCACCGATTTGCTTCAAAGAGTCCGATGCTTTGCCGGCTTCGGTTTCGAGATTGCGGAGTTCCTGTTCGGTTTCGATAATTTCTCGCTGTAATGCGTCATACTGTTCCTGAGAGATTTCACCATTGGCGAGTGCAGTATTGGCTTGTTCTGCGGCAGTTTTCAGCGTGGTGAGTTTCTCCTTGGTAGTAGCAATGCTGTCAGCAAGCAGCTTTTGTTTCTGGGAAAGCAGTTCTGTATTTTTCGGGTCAAGCTTCAGAAGCTTTTCCACGTCCTTCAGCTGCGTCTGAGTACTCTTGATGTTCTTGTTAACACCTTCCAGAGCCTTGGAAAGTTTGGTGGTATCACCGCCGATTTCAACTGTAATGCCTTTGATTCTGTTTGCCATGTGGTTTCACCTCCTGCAAAAAGGCATGAAAAAAGCACCTGCCGTAGCAAGTGCTTTGTGTGTATTTAATATTTTAGGCTCTTCCGCTATTTTGTAAATATTCAAGAACAGCATCAACAATTGAAGGGTGCCACGCATCAGCATCGAATACTTGACTGCTGTATATGGTGTACTTAACCCCGTTTTTTGAAGTGAGCCAATGATCTCCAGAATGAATAAGGATGCCCATTTTCTCTAAAATCAGATTTAAGGCATGAACACTTTTGACATTGCATCCCATTTTTTGAAGCCTTTTGACAACTTCGATCTTATACAGATCACCTAAAGCATTGTACGGCATACAAATCATTCCTCCTTACATAAATGGCAGTTATTTTTTGTCATGAAAGCTCACAACATATTCTGACGGAACTATTTTTGTGTCCAGCTTTCTTCCGGTATAGAAAAATTCCATCAATTTGGCAAAGTCTCGCACCTCTTCCTCGGTGTCCTCAACAAAAGCTTTTTTATTGTGATTGAAGAACACCTTTGCCTCTTCCATTGTTTGATATGTTGCTTTCATGTTTGTTGCCACTGTTCGTAGAGAGTATTGATACATATTATCATAAAAATCAGTTGGAATTGAAGTCAAATGAGCTTTATTGTCTTCAAGCCATTGAGTCGTCTTTTCCTTCCCAAATTCTTTTAATGTTACTAACACTAATTTATCGATCAAAATAATGTTATGGTTGTCATTAGCATATAAAAAACTCAGCACCTTGTATCGAATAATAGGCGGGAGCAAAGAAAAACAGCTAACTATCTTTTGGTTCGTGCCAAAAGTATGCTTGGAAAAGAACTGAATAAATAAGCAAGAAATAAGATCAAGTAAATGCTCATAGATCTTGTTATAATCATCTTGTGTTATTTGCGAACGTACTTTTGAATGTGAACAGGAATTCGCTGCGTAATAGTCAGTTGTATCATTCTTAACAGCAAGAATACATTTCTTAAAATGGTCTCCGTATGTGAGAGCTTTTACAGTCTTTAGGACTTCCTTGTCACCGATTGTCAACTGATCATCTGGATTATAATCGATCAGCTTCCTTACTATTATTTCAGAAAGCAACCTCATTTGAGCAATTTTTCCACGGTAAGATGAATCAACATAAAAAATATCATGCAGACAATCTCCAAGAATATAAGCATAATCTTCATCTCTAAAATTACTCATATTTCCACCCCTTAGAATCTTTTCCTTTATTATACTGCATAAAGAGAAAAAAGTAAAGAGGCTATTTAGAAATTATCAAAATCCGCCTGTCCAGCGACCTCATTCCAGCCATCGTAATCATCATTTTCACGTTCCGTGAACATATCATTGATAAGCCCAATTGTCAGCAAATCCAGCTCGGTCATGGAAAGACCGAGCTGTTTGCATCTCAGGAGAAAAAGCGGAGTAGTCATCGGCCGGTCAGTCGGGCGATGTTTTTTTTAGACTCAACCTGTGTTGCTGTATTCAGTCCCCACAATTCAATCAGCTGAGGAAGAATCTCATAAATACTAAACGTATTGAACCGTTCCAGGAAATCATCAGGGCTGTCGGGAACGTTTTCCGGGTCGGCGTGTTTTGCCATGATGTAGGCGATGTTCTCGAAAACCTCAAGGCTCTCAATATCGAGTTCGCTTTTGTTCTCATCTCCCTCTTCCACATCCGTTTTCAGCGATGCAAAGTCCTTGTAAATATCCCTGTGGAACTTCAGACGATAAAGACGTGGCACAGCTGCACTTGCCTTGAATGGTACCTCCATACCGTCAATGGTAATATTCTTCTTGATAGACATAGCAGTACCTCCTTAAGATGTCTTGGTAGTTGTTGTGGCTGTTTGTGTACTTGGGCTGTAGGGTGTCTTGAACCAGTTGTTGTAAACTGTATCCGATGTACTTTCAGTTGTCTTGGACTTTACAAGACCCGTCGGCAAAGGCGTCGCCTTGAGCGTCAGCTTTTCCGTCTTAACTTCTGTGCTTTCCTCTGTAGTTGCAGATTCTGTCGCAGGACGTGAAGCTGAGCAGCAATACATCACGTGTCTGATGTGGTGCTTGTCTCCAAGAAACTCAAACATCAATGCAAACTGTGCAAGTTCTGTATCATTTCTTTCCACAAGAACGCCGTTGTTGTCGAGAATTTCTCCAAGGATTTCCGTCGCAAATTCGGTTGTGATAAGGGCAATTTCAAGGTCACCGGTGTAGCCGGCGTTGTTGTTAATCACGTAATATACACCGTTGTCCGCGTAAAAATTCTCGGCCTCGCCGTTTGCATCAATAGATAACGATACAGCACCCGGCAGATGCTTTGACTCTCCATATGCAGGGAAAGTCCTGTTGCCATCGGAGTCTACACCCCATTCGTTAATCTTTGCCCAGTACACATTCTGCAAACCGAATTTAACCTTATTCTTTTTGTTTGCCATAAGTTATACCTCCGTTTCGTAAAGTACTTCATAGAGTTTTTCGGACTCTATCCATACTTCTGATTTTGTATAGTAGATTTTATGACGTTTCAGAACCTGTTCTATCTGCTTTTCCAGTTCAGGATTCTTAATGTCTGTATATAATTCAATATCCAGCTGTTTAAAGCTGAAATACATCTGATTATCCGCAGAAAATGTATTCTCTCCGGGAGATAAAAATAGTAAAAAAGGAGGTGCTGGACTTTCGCCCTCAGCGAAATGGTGGTAAGCAAAAGGCAGCCCCATTTCTTCCATCATTTCTGCGATTTGTTCGTAGGTCATTTAAGTGCCTCCTCGATCAGTTTTTCAAACAGCTGTACGCCGTTTTCCTCTGCAGGGGATATATGCGCTTTTCCTGCCACACGTCCGCCGCCACGCTTGGCGTGGCCTTTTTCAAGGAGATGTGCCAACTGATAGCGATTCTTACTGTGAACAGTCATTTCCAGAGAATGGCTGTTTTCCTTTGTCTTTTTAACTGCCCAGCTTTTTGCGTAAGCACCGGTGTCCTTTGGTGCATTGGCGGAGATTTCTTTTTTTACCTCTGTGGCAGTTTTCTTTACAGCCTTTTTCATGCTTTCATTTGCAAGGTCGGCGTATTCCGTCAGACCTTTCATGATTTCAGCAGCCATATTATCAATTGAAGTCATCGGGGACACCTGCCTTTCTTGTTTCTCCCTCAATTTTCAGGTAATCGTTGTGGTCATAAAGGGGAATAATTCCTGTGATGTTGTAGATACTGTTTCGGAACAGTATACGGAAATTGGTGCTGTTGATGTTCAGTGATGCAGGGCTTTGACGAACGAGAAATTCAAGCTTCTGTACCTCTTTGGTTATTCCTGCATCAGTGGTTTCACTTGCTGTTTTCACGGTCACATTTGCCCACAGGGAGAATGTTTCTTCCCATTTGGTGATATGGTTGCTGATCTCGTCAATAACAGTTCTGTGTTCCAGAATGGTAATTCTCTGATTCAGATTTCCGATTTCCATTACATCACGCCCTCTCTCTGTGCAAACAGAATTGACCTGAGATTCAGCGTTAGCTTTTGATAATCGGGATTACTTCTGTTTTCATAAAGATAACCAAGTGCGAAAAGCATCGCTGTCCGCACCGTATCTTCATTTCTGGCAAAAGCATCCTCGTCCATTCTGCCAACGTCCATTACCAGATTTTTAGCTGTAAGCAGCAGATTCTGAATCAACCTGTCGTCCTCATCGTAATCCACTCTCAGATAATTTTTCGCTTCTTTCAGCGTTATCATTTACATCACGCTTTCTTGATGGTAAGTGTCTTAATAGCCTCCGGGAGAATCAGTTTGCCGTCCAGTCTCTGACTTGCAAGAAAGCCAACCTGTCCGGTCATAGCAAAGAGTTCATTCAGTCGCTTGAAAGAGCGTCCCTGTCTGTCAGCCACCCAGTAGTAACTAAAGTCACCGAATGCCATACACTTGTTGCCAGCCTTGATTTCCGGCACATAGCTTGATGTTTTGTAAGGGCGATTGAGAATGGTATCCAGCACACCCGCCTGCACAGACGGATTCCAGATATAGTTGCCTGTGTTATCCTTCAGCTTACGAAGTGCCTTAACCGTGGAATCGTTGAGAACCCACACAGCCTTCTTGCGGTACGGACTTCTGAGAGAATAGAACAGTTCCATCACATCATCAAAGGTAATGTTTGCACCGGTTGTTGTTGCACCATCTTCTGCACCGCCTACGGTATGGAAGATACCTGTCGGCTTGCCCTTGCCGTCACCAACAAAGAATGCCTCTTCTTCCTTTGCACCGATACGACGGGCAAATTCACGGGCAATGTAGGACGGCAGGTCAAATACACTGTCGTTCAGCAGTTCCTCAGAAATCTTGATTGCTGTTCCCAGCTTATATGCAGAAAGCGATGCCTGCCCAAATGTATCATCAGAAAGAGAATACTGCTGTTCCTCGTCCATCCAGACAGCCTCGCCCTTGGAAGTCACAATCGGAATCTTGCGGTCTCCATTGGAAGTTTTGATAACCGTTGCCATCTGACGGAAAATGCTCTCTTCCTCCAACGCCTCCACCAGTTTTCGTTCGTGAGGTAGCAGTGTGCCGCCTTATCATCTTTCGATGACAGGTTTGCACAAAGCCCCTCCCAAACCGTGCTTACACCTCTCGATGTACACGGCTTTCCATTCATTATTGACATGTCATTTATTTTGTTCCCTGTGAATCTTTTTGAAGCATTTCGGGCAAACAATCAACGTTTTACGTCTCATGTGAAGCATTTTCTTGCCCCATTCCGTAGTGCTTTTCAGATTCTTCATTTTACCTGCATGATAAATACAGCAGGAATCACTATTATCACCACACAGCTCACATACCCCTGCGCTTAACCGCACATATTGTGACAGCTTTTTCGGGTCAAAGGATTTGTATTGCCATGGGTCTTTATCGGACATCAACTTACCGGCTTTGCAGTCAGCTAACGAGACAAGCTTTGCATATTTGATACCGCCTTTAACTTCATGGGGAATAGCCCATTTGCCATCATGACGATATTTTTGGATGATTTTTCTCGTTGTGCTGTTGCTTTTGCTTGCAAGCGTCTTTAGACAGCTATATTCCATAAGATAACGGAAATAATTCAGCTTATCATAATTCGCTGCTAAGCAGTAATAATTGCAAATGCCACGGATTTGTGCATTATACCTGTTCACAATATCCACTTCCGAAAGATGTCTTAATCTTGGAACGCAAACCGCCCAGATTTCTCCGTTTGGTTTTTGTTCTATGATGTCGTTTTTGAACAGGAACTGCATGATCTTATCTTCGAGAGGTACAGTTAATTCTACAGAGTTATTCAGCGTTCTTTGTTTAACACCGTTTGCCTTTTTCTTTATCTTCTGGCTTCGGCGTACCGCAACGTCATAACCAAGGAAACGTACTCGTTCAGCACTGTGTGTGATCTTTGTTTTCTCAGCACTCAACTCTAAATGGTACTGCGTTGATAGAAATTCTCTCAGAATCTCTTTAATTTCTTCACAGTCTTCTCTGCTTCCGCTGATTCCAATTAGAAAATCATCAGCATATCGGCAGTATACAAGCTTTTTATCGTCGGACATTCTTGCGGGCGTTTTCAATTTTTGATTGCACACCGCTTTATATTCCTTGATTGCAAGCTCACGTTCCTCACCTTTTACCCTGTCAATCTTCTTTTGAAGTGTCTGCCTTCTTTTCGCTAAATGAAGATATTCCGGTGTCTGGTGTCGTGTAGACTGCTTATCGAACTTTTCCTTGAGTTTCATGACTTTCCGGTCAAGCTCATGCAGGTATATATTTGCCAGAATAGGGGAAATGATTCCGCCCTGTGGTGTACCGGAGATTGTGGTATGATATTGAAAATCTTCCACATAACCTGCTTTCAGGAAAGCTCTGATAATATTGATAAATCTGCTGTCCTTGATTTTGACTTCTAACGTTTTAATAAGCACTGCGTGGTCTATATTGTCAAAGCAACCCTTGATGTCGCCTTCTATGAACCATTTTACAGAACGAAAATTTGTCTTTATCTGGTCGAGAGCTGTATGACAACTTCTCTCCGGTCTGAAACCATGTGACTGGTCATAAAATAACGGTTCATAGATTGCTTCCAGAAACATTCTAACCGCCTCTTGCAGAAGTTTATCTCGAAATGACGGAATACCCAGTGGGCGCATTTTTCCGTTCTGTTTCTTGATATATTCTCTGCGCACAGGCTTCGGTTTGTACTTTCCTGACCTCAATTCTTCAATCAGTTCATGCACATATTCAGCACTAAAACCGTCAGCAGTGTCGTTGTCACTTCCGGGAGTCATTGCTCCACTGTTTGCATATAATTTCTGGTAAGCTGCAAAATAAATGTCCTCTCTCAGAAGGTAGCGAAAGAGTCTTGTAAAGACTCCGTCGTGATGTTCCGAGGAACTTTTATTGACACGCTCCAAAATCTCCGATGTTGGATTCATGAGGATTCTCCTCCCTTTCATCTTCTTACTTTGGAATTAACAAACTGCTTCCCTTCGCCATGTAGTGGGCGTTATCCACCTCGGACTACTACGGAAGCTCCGTTGCCATATGGAATATTCAGTCTCGAATAGACATAGCCTTTCGGCATTTCCACTTAGGCAATCCCTGTTTAACGATGCTTATAGGCAAGTGATAACTGTCGGATATCATTTCGGTTTATCTCACGTGTTCTCACGCTTGCTTCATGACCTATAGCAGACACCATAACGAATTCAATATTATGGTGGGGTCATGAGAGTGGTTTCAGGATAATTTCCACACCCTCCCACGAAAAAGGAGCTAACCTTTGCTTTGGCAATCCAGCCTTATCCTTATGTTATCTTGTCATTGCAGGTACTACTCGCCTCATATCCTTTTGACGTTTCCTGCGTTTCTGCCGTGCTGTGTTCCCGTGTCCAGTTTCCTGTCATCGGTTAGGCAGATTGACAACCGCTCTGCTGTGCGGTGTAGAGCCTAATCTACTGTAAACATCGCCTTTTACAGGCGCACAAACTCATCTGGAACAAGATAACCGCCCTCTGCGTCTGTGCCAATGTGCAAATCATCGTGGACATCGATCCAGTTGCGGTTTCTGATACTGTTCCAGAATGCTGTTTTGTAATTGTCGCTTGCTGTACCTGTCTTTTCCGTTGCATTCGGAGTTGCAGGCTTACCGAGAACAGGAGTGGAAGTTGCTTTGTTCATTTCAGCTTCGATTTCAGCTTGTCTTTCCAGACGCTGAATTTCCTTTCCAAGGTCTACAATAGTCTGTTCCATTGCATCGTAGGTCTTGGAATCCTCCTCGCTGAGAACGCCGTTTGCGTTTCTCTTGCTGTCGAGAAAATCACGGGCAGTGTCCCAAGCCTTCTTTCTCTTTTCTCTCAGTTCCTGAATTGTCATAGCCATAGTGATAGTCCTCCAATCAATATTTTAAAAGTGCCAGCCTTTTTTCAAGCTGGTCAATGGGTGTGCCTGTAACAGATTCTGCCGATGCAGATACTTTGGATAAGAATGCAGATAGATTCTTCGATTTGGAATAGGTCATTGCGGTCAGTGTATCTTCTTTTTCCTCTTCATCCGGTTCTTCCTCTTTGGGAACAACAGGCTTTTTCTTCTCTGCAAACAGAATCCCGTCCACAAATCCCATTTCATGAGCCTTTTTTGCATTGAGCCATGTTTCATCGGACATCAGCTTTGCAATCTTGTTTCTGCTGAGGTGGGACTTGGTTTCGTAGGCGTTGATAATGCTCTCTTTGACTTCATCGAGCAAGATGATAGCTTTTTCCATATCAGATTTATTTCCCATAGCACAAGTGCTGGGGTCATGAATCATCATTAGGGCAGTCGGTGCAATCAAAGTTTCATCGCCTGCCATTGCCACAACAGAAGCAGCAGAGGCAGCAATGCCATCAATTTTCACGGTAACCTTGCCTTTGTGATTTTTCAGCATAGAATAAATCTGACTTGCAGCAAACACATCGCCGCCCGGCGAGTTCAGCCAGACTGTCAAGTTTCCGCTGACTTTTGAGAGTTCATCACGGAACAGTGCCGGTGTGACCTCATCGCCCCACCAGGTATCTTCAGAGATAGGACCGTTAAACAAAAGCTCTGTTTCCGATGTATCTTCATTTTGGATAAAGTTCCAGAATTTCTTCATTTGGTTTTCTCCTCCTTTTTTGGATTTGCAAATGCACCTGCATCTGCGAGTTTTGTAAAGCTGCCATTTACAAGATACAGATTTCCGCCTTCTTCCTCAGAAAGCATATTCATATCTTCAAGTTCTCGGATGTCATTCGCCGACAACCAGCCGTTTTGTCTTGCAGTAGCATAGCCCTGCATTCTGGAAGCATAATCGCCACGCAGTAGTCCATCCACATTGAACTTCACGAAATACTGTCCTTTTTCAGAATCAGAAAGAAGTGCTTTCTGTAAGGACTGCTCCCAGCGAACAATCCAGGGATCGAGGCTGTATTTCACGAAATCAAGGGATAAATGCTCTACGTTACTAAATGTTGCGTGGTCAAGGTCACCGATCATATGGAGTGGTACTCTGTACATTCTTGCGATTTCCTCAATCTGAAACTTTCTGGTTTCCAGAAACTGTGCTTCATTATTTGGAATTGCAATGGGTGTGAATTTCATACCCTCCTCTAAAACTGCGACCTTGTGGGCGTTTCTTCCGCCGTAAGCCCTCTGCCAGGCATCACGCACACGTTCCGGATTTTTGATCACTCCGGGGTGTTCCAAAACACCTGACGGACTTGCACCATTTCCGAAAAACGATGCTCCATATTCCTCGCAGGCAATAGAAATGCCGATTGCATTTTTTGCAAGTGCAATCGGCGAATATCCAACCAGACCATCAAATCCAAGTCCGGGAATATGCAGAACTTCATCGGCATAAAGAACGATATCGCCCTGCTGTTTCAGGTTTGGATTTGCTTCATCATAACGGCTGTAAATATATATCAAGCGGTTTTTCTCATCACGGTCAACCTTCATTTTATCCGGCATCAGCGGATACAATCCGATAACATCGCCTCTGCCGTTTCGGATGATCTGTGCATAGGCATTGCCGTAGATCAGCAGATGGGACATTAGCGTTTCCCTGAAAACAAAAGAAGTCATTTCGGGATTTGGCTGATCGTGGAGCAAAAAATAAAGCGGATGCTGTGGCACTCGCTCCTTTCCATTTTCGTTGTATTTGTACACATGAAGCGGCAGCTGTGCAATCGCTTCTGACAGCACACGCACACAGGCATAAACCGCAATATGCTGTAAGGCTGTTCTGTCGGTGACACGTTTACCGCTGTTGGCTCGTCCAAAGAAATATGTGTAGGACGGCGAATCATAGCTGTTGGTCGGCTTATCTCTGGACTTGAATAGTCCGGTGAAAATACCCATGAAATCACGCTCCTTTCTTGACTTTTCGTATATGGGTGTGGTATAATATGCTTAACAATATGTAGGGCATCAGCCTTACAAATCGGAATTTAACGCACATCTAAAAACGAGAATTCACAGAAATGTAGCCATAAAATGGTGATGAAAGGACGTATAACTTATGAGTAAAAAAGTATTTGTTTTGGTACACGATTACTGGCATCACGATGACTCCATCAAGCCTATGATGGACTATCTGTTTAACGCAGATTATGAAGTAACATTCACAAAGAACCCAAATGATTATTTCAACGGGCAGTTTGATTTGTTTTTGTCTTTCAAAGATCCTATTGAAAATGATCAGATTCCTACTCCAATCTGGTGTGATGAAAAATGGACGGAGAAATTTCTGAATGATATTCAGAATGGTATGGGAACGATTATGCTTCACGCATCACTTACTGATTACACAGAAAATCACGCAATCCTCACAAATGTTGTAAGAAGTAACTTTATCACTCATCCCGAACAATGTCCGCTTACTGTAAAACCGATAGAAGAACATCCGATTATTGAAGGCATTGGCAAATTCACATTCCCTGATTTTGACGAACATTATGTAATGAAAATGATTCCGAATGCTGATACAACGATTCTTGCAGAAACCGTTTCAAAGAACGGCGTTCAGCCTGCTGTATGGATTCACACTTATGGCAAGGGAAAAATCTGCTGTATCGTTCCTGCACACAATACCCAAAATCTGACCTGTGAACCATTTGTCAAACTTGTAAAGAATGCTATTGATTGGGTTTAATAGCATTAATAGAGCGTCAAATTCCAATTTGTAGGGGTAACTACATCTATAAAATCAACATCTCCCTCTCATCATAAACACTCACCCCAGAATTACCAAGTCCACAGCGAATTGCACGGTCAAGAGCCATAATCATGGCAACCGCACCGTCAATTTTCTCTGTGGATTTTTCTTTGTCCGGCTTGATGTTTCCGGCAGGGTCACGCCTGATGAAGATGTTGTCCATCATCCACCTCAAAACGGGATGTCCGTTGTGTGCAAGCGTCTGTTCCAAGGTCAGCTTCATCAGTTCTTTGGTCGGTGGTGACATATCTTTGTAACCCTGCCCGAACTGCACCATCGTAAAACCAAGCCCCTCCAGATTCTGTGACATCTGCACCGCACCCCAACGGTCGAAAGCAATCTCTTTGATGTGAAATTTCTGCCCCAGTTCATCGATGAAGTTTTCGATAAAACCATAGTGAACCACATTTCCTTCAGTGGTTTTCAGATAGCCTTGCCGTTCCCAAATATCATATGGAACGTGGTCACGTCTTACTCTAAGTGGCAAAGTTTCTTCCGGCAGCCAGAAGTAAGGCAAAATGTAATAATGTTCATCATCTTCTGTAGGCGGAAACACCAAAACAAATGCTGTAATATCTGTTGTAGAGGAAAGGTCAAGACCACCATAACAAATACGACCTGCAAGCATCTCTTCATCAAAAGCGACCTTGCATTTATCCCACTTTTCCATCGGCATCCAACGTACCGCCTGTTTTACCCATTGATTGAGTCTTAGTTGCCGAAACGCATTCTCTTCGCCGGGAGTTTCTTTTGCAGAATTACACGCAGCCACCACCTTATCCATTCCGATGGTTTTGTCCAGACTTGGGTTTGCCTTTTTCCACACCTTCGGGTCAGTCCAGTCCTCAGATTCATCTGCACCATAAATGATCGGATAGAAAGTCGGATCGTGCTTTCTGCCTTCCAGAATGTCCTTTGCTTTTTGGTGAACTTCATAGCAGATGCTGTTGGTGTCCGTTCCGGCTGTGGTAATCAAAAAGTACAGTGGCTGCATTCTCGCATCGCCGGAACCTTTGGTCATGACATCAAACAGCTTTCGGTTCGGCTGCGTATGCAGTTCATCGAACACAACTCCATGAATGTTGAAACCGTGCTTGGAGTAGGCTTCTGCCGAAAGAACCTGATAGAAACTATTTGTCGGAGTGTAAATGATACGCTTCTGAGAAGTCAGGATTTTCACTCGCTTGTTCAGAGCCGGACACATACGAACCATATCTGCAGCAACATCGAAAACAATGGCAGCCTGCTGTCTGTCAGCAGCACAGCCGTAAACCTCGGCTCGCTCTTCGCCGTCACCGCAGGTGAGCAGCAGAGCAACCGCAGCGGCAAGTTCTGATTTGCCATTTTTCTTCGGAATCTCGATATAAGCCGTGTTGAATTGCCGATAGCCATTCGATTTCAGAATGCCGAACAGATCACGGATAATCTGTTCCTGCCAGTCCAGCAGTTCAAATTTCTTTCCAGCCCATGTGCCTTTGGTATGACTAAGGCATTCGATAAAGGAAACAGCATAATCTGCCGCCTTTTTATTGTATTTGGAATCTTCCGCCATAAAACGGGTCGGTTTGAATTTTGCCATTGTTCTCACCTCCAAACAAAAAAGACCTGCCCGAAAGCAAGTCTGCATCATTTATTTTAACGCCCTCAAGGGGCTGTTTTGTAATCGAGATTCCATTCCCATTGTAACCATATTACCAGACAATTTCAAATATAGCAAGTCATAACGAAAAAATATACTGCACAAATATATGGCTCAGATTTTGTGTACTATATTTCTTCGGTACGAGCCACACAGCCCCTTAGGTTAGGGGCTGTGTGGAAAGTGCAGGGAAGTTTATCTTCCAGTCATGCACTCCCATTCAAATTCGCAGGCATTTTCGTATTCCTCATCAAAAAGGGCATCGTCATCGATGTAGTTTTCCTTGAAGTCGATTCTGTCAATGCCTTCAAAAATCGTTTCATTTTCCTCAGCATCCGCCTTTGCAAGGTCTTCTGCGTTTTTCTCAACCCATGCTGTGAACTCTTCATCGTCCATCCTGTCCTCGTTTTCAATCTCCAGTTCGTATTCGTAGTCCGCATCAAACCAAGTGATGACCGCCATTGTGATTTCTGTTCTTTCGTTCCAATCTGCTCTGTTTGCCATTGCTCTTGCCTTTGCGATTCCGTATGATACCATTGTGTTTTCCTCCGTATCTCGTGGTTTTTTGGTTGTTTTCCCTTTCGGTGATTACATATTACCGCATAGTGTGTATAATTGCAAGCGGCTAAACTGCCAGAATATACAGTTTGAAAATCGCCCCTGTATTGTGTAGATTATGACAGCAAAAAAGCAGCCGCCACGTTTGCGTTTGTGGCGTTGCTTTTCAAATTGGAAAGGTATTCGGAATCGGTTTTACTTGCCGTTACAGGCGAATGTGTGGGTTGTCAGTCCCTGATTGCAATCGGCATCAGACCGTTTGGTGTGGGAATGAAAAGTTCAATATTCCAAAATCGCTGTTTGTACTTTTTCATAAGTTCAGGAGAAAGGTCTGTAAAATCTTCTGCTCCAAGACCTGTGATGAAAAATGTACCTTTTATGATGTCGCTTGTTTCAGGAAGCACTCTGTTCCACTCCGTATCGGATTTCAACTTTGATTCGTCATCACAAACAAGGGCGATCTCATCTTCAAAAGGGTATATCGCTTGCAGATACCCGCCGACCGTTTTCTGCATGGATTCCAGACTGCCGTCAATTTCAGTTTCTCTTGGTCGTTTTCTCGGTTCAACGATAAGTACTTTCATATGGGTTTCCTTTCTGAGCCACCTTGTCGGCTTGTGTGGGGCTTTGCTTCAAATGGGATAATTTACGGAGGAAATCCCTGAATTGCCACACAGCCAAACATGGCGGCTTGTATTTGATTATTCTGCTGTGTTACGGTGAATAATGCTGATGATTTTTTCCTGTTCTTCTTTGGAAATACCAATGCTTTCGAGAGCCTCACGGATTCCACAGTCGGGGCAAATCAGCGTTTCATTATCTACCCTTGAAAGTGCAGGAACTTCAGTATAAACACATCCGCATTTCGGGCAGGTTCTTTCAGTCGGGGTTTCATTTTTCATTGTTGGCAACTCCTTTCAGACTTTTTTCATAGGCTTCATCAAGGTACTTGAAATCAAATCCGAAAATGGTGTATCCGAATTTGCAGGTGCTGACATATGCAGAAGTTGGAATTCCAAACCTGCGTTCTTCATGCATGATATACACAAAAGCATCAATCATTTTTCCGGTTTCGGAAAGTCTGATTTTCATATTTTTCTTGTAGTAGAAATTAGGATAGCCCTCGTAAATATCAAGGTTGTGTTCATCGGCGGCAGTCACTTCCCAGACTGCAACCGGAACAACTGAGCCTTTCTTTTTTTCAATGGTAAGGTAAGAGCCTGTTTTGCTGCCTTTGTAGAGAAGTTCATAATCCCCGATAACCGCCGTTCCAACGATTTTTGCTGTGGGGCATCTGAATTTCATTTGACGGACATTGAGGTTTGAACCGTAGGCGATATAATATCTTTTCATTTCAAATCTCCTTTTTGTAGATTCCGCTTTGCGGTAGTCACATATTAACTCTTTTTCGGAGTAAATGCAACCTGCTAAATCTACAAAATATCTGTGCCTTTTCTTGTGTGGTATTTGTTCAGATTATACTTTGTAAAATCAGGGGCTGTGCGGGATTGTTTGGCTTGATTTATTTGGTTGGAAAACTATCCACAAAAGCAACGTGGGCGGCTGTGTTGCCACCCGTTGCCTTTGAGGTGCGAGCCGTTTCAGGCTCTGCCATATCTGAAAGCCGCATCTCCGTCAAGGTTCTTGGTAAGAAAACTTCTCGCTGTGGAGAACTCTTCGCCAACCAGTCCCAATCGAATCAGCCATGTTCGCATTGCAAATTTTGGATTTTCCGTTTGCTGTGGTTTTGGACTTGCTGTTTTCAGTTCCTTTGCCATTTCGGAAAGTGCAAGGCAAAGCTGAATGTAGCTTTTCAATTGTCCTGCGTGAAGTCCGTTTTTCTTTTCTGCTGTAGGCTTGTCAAACTGGAAAAGTCGAAATTCGATTGTGCTTTTTGTAAAGGTTGCGTGGAAGTTCAGCATATGGTATCTGCTGTCATTGTAATGCTGATTTCTGCCGTAATTCGCACCGTTTGCTGTGTACCAGATGTCTGCAAGCTGTGCCATTGTGGTTGGTTTCTTTTTGTTCAGCTGTTCAATGAATCTTGGGTTTACCGTTCTGCAATATCTGTTCATTCTGCACTGGTCGATTTTCAAAGCATCTGCAATCAGTCTTTCGTGGCTTGCCATGATGTTTGCAAGGTTTCTCAGGCTTTGCGGCGTGTGTCCGTTCGCTCCGATGTGAATATGAACTCCTGCCCCAATCCCTGCGTGGCTTACTGCTCCTGCCTTACGAAGTCTTCTCACAAGCTCCTGCAAGGTTTCAATGTCGCCGTAGTGAAGAATCGGTGTAACCAGTTCGCACTTTTCAGCATCGCATCCTGCAATGCTGACGTCCTTTTGAAATTTCCATTCTCTGCCCTGTGCATCCCAAGCTGACCAGGTGCTGTATCCGTTTCGGCTTGCTGTGAATTCATATCTGCCTGTTCCAAAAAAGTCTGCGGCAAGCTTTGCAGCTCGTTCTCTTGTGATGTGGTTCATCTCAATTTCAACCCCAATGGTCTGATTTTTCAGGTTTTCAATCTGTCTTTCTGTTTTAGCGTTCATGGTATTTTCCTCCGTAATTTCGGGCTTTCTGCCCTTTCGTTGTATCACATATTACCGCATTATGAAGTATATATCAAGACGCTAAATGTACAGAAAAACAGACTGTATATCCGCCAGATGATTGTGTAATATACAGTCTTGCTTTCCTTGATTTTCTATGGTAAAATACAGTACGATGGAATAGGTTCTGCCTTATTTTTCGGCTGCCACAACCTTAAAAGAATCCACTTCGGGAATCAGGGCAAGAGAAGAGCCGTTCTGCCATTTCATGTGTATGGAACCCAAATCATCGATATGGGTAACCTCACCGATCGTTCCGGGAAGAATGGGATATTTTTCATTTCGCATAGAAATCAGCTGTATCTTTGTCCCAACGGGATACTGTTTTCTGAGATTTTCAAGATATGCTTTATTCGGAAACTTCATTATTTGCTACCTTTCTGAAAGCCGAACTGCCTGAAAGATTTCTAAGCAGTACCTTTCTTGTTGACTTGTACTCTACACCAATCATGCCAAGGCGAAGGAGATAACAACGCATTGTGTATTTGGGATTATCGCTGGTTTCAAACTTATTGTTGATACGTTTCTGATTCTTTGCAAATTCGCATAGCATGGAAATGAAAGTGCAGTAGGCATCTGCATCACCATCATTTTCAACGGTAAACCAAGGAAAGCAAATCTTGTCTGCTTCAGCGACGATTTCAAGGTTGTCAGTTTTGAATGCAGCCTTGAAAAGTTCACCCTTATTTTCTACGATTTTTCTGAGCCTGTCGATTGTAGCATCATCAACCAGTTCCAAAGGCATCTCTACCGTCAGACCGTTTTCTTCTTCATCAAGTGGAACATCATAACCTCTGCTTGCAAGTTCACTAATCAGCATATCAATCTCTTTGCTGTCAGCAGAATCGCTGATTTCAAGATTACCCTCTTTGGTAACGGTGTAAAAGTCACCAATTTTGTATGCACAAGTCGGCATGAACTGATATTCGGCAGGAGCACCAATAATCTCACTGACTGTTTTTGCAAGTTCTTTTCGTTTTTCTCCTATAAGCTGAAATTCAATTATCATATGTTTGACCTCCTTTTTGGTAGTACACATGATAACTCAGAATGGCACAGATAGCAAGTGTGGGATATGTAGAATTATTTTCCCTCGTTTTGTGCATAATAGGCGATTCCTGTCAGCACGAAAAAAGCTATGGACGAACAAATACCATTTCCCCACATTTTATATGCAGCACTATCAGAATATGGATTCTTCAGCCACTTTTCAATCTGCTTGCGGGATTTCGGCTTGCAGGTCTTAACAACAGCTTTGTTGTATGTTTCAAAAACATTCTGCCACCAATTTATCTGTTCTTCGGTTGGATTTTCCGTACCAAGTCCATCACACCACCAAGTCGGCATACCTTGCAGTAACGCACATTCCTGCGGTGTTAGTCTCCTTACAATGTATTCAATTTCAGGAGTGCTGTCATTGACAACAGGAGGGTCTTTATAGTCTGATGCTACAAGTGTGTTTGCTTTTTCCTTTTCGGCAACGGTATGATGAGAATTTTTGCTTGTGGAGTATTTCGGATGAGCAATTCCGCCTGCACCTGATGCAACAAGTGTCGGGGATTTTTCCTCTTCAATCTGAAAACTGAATCGTGCGTTATATCCCTGATTCATTGCAGGTCTGCCGATTCCGTAGGAAACAGCGTGATTTTCCGTGCAATTCAGCGTATACATGGTTTCTGATTCTTTGTACCCGTCACCGTGATGTGATGGGCGTGAGCCGTTGCCCTCTAAAACTACCATTCCGCCTTGATTTTTGCAAGGTGACTGATTGCTGGTATCAATAGTTCTGGAAGTTTCAGCTTCATAGAATCCGCTGTTTGGATTATCACTCAGCATAGAATTACTGTATTTTCCACAGATGCCATATGTTTTATGAAAATTTTCCACTACAAAAGGCTGATTGTTTCCGCCTGTTCCATAGGTTGCAGAAACTGTCTGAGCAACATTAAGAGGTCCTGTGTATCTGGTATCTTGAGAATGATTCTCGAACATCAGACCTGAGCCTGTTTTTTCAAAGCAAGTTCCAAAACTTCGGGAAGTTTCTTGCCACGCTCTGAAGCTCTCCGCAGAATACCCAGACACGCCTTCTGACTCAAATAATATTTTTGAGGCACATCCGCCATCAAAATCTGCGACAAGGTAGATTCTCGCTCTTCGTTGGGGAAGATACCAGTATTGAGCATCGAATGTTCGGTAGGCAAGAGAGAAATCTTTTCCCACAATTTCTCCTGCCTTTGTCCATTTTTCAGGTTTAGGAACAGATAAATCTGCGTCTTTAATCTTACAGAATTCTTCGAGGACACATCGGAAGTCTTCTCCGCCATTTGAGGAGAATGCTCCTGTGACATTTTCCCACACTGCGAATCTCGGATATTTTCCATTGGTTGCACACCTCATTTCCTTAATAATTCTGACTGCCTGAAAGAATAGTCCGGAACGTGCGGCATTCAAGCCCTGACGCTTGCCTGCAACTGAAAGATCGGTGCAAGGCGAGCCAAAGGTGATAATATCTACAGGTTCAATTTCTGCACCGTTGATGCTGTTGATGTCACCAAGGTGCTTTACAAAAGGCAGTCGCTTTTCGGTTACAGCGATAGGAAAAGGTTCAATTTCTGATTTCCAGACAGGCATGATGCCTGCAAGCATAGCCATCATTGGAAATGTTCCTGAACCGTCAAAAAGGCTGCCGAGGGTGAGTGGTTTATTCATCAGGCTTTTCCACCTCTTTCACCAGTTCAGAATATGCGATCTGCTTTCCGTCACGGATAACATACACACCGTCAGCATCGCCGGTATCCTCAACATAGCGACGGAGAATAACTGATGCATATTTTTCATCCAGTTCCATGGTGTAACAGATGCGATTCAGTTGTTCGCAAGCCATCAAAGTAGAACCGCTGCCGCCAAAGGTGTCCATTACCACGCCATTTTCCTGTGTAGAATTGCCGATGGGATAGCCAAGCAAGTCCAGCGGTTTAGAGGTGGGGTGATTGGCGTTGCGTTTCGGCTTGTCAAAATGCCAGATGGTCGTCTGCTTACGGTCGGAATACCAGTGATGCTTGCCATTCTGCATAAAGCCATACAGCACAGGTTCATGCTGCCACTGATAATCCGAGCGTCCCAGCACAAGGCTGTCTTTTACCCAGATGCAGCAGCCTGCAAGATGAAATCCGGCATCAATGAATGCTTTTCTGAAATTCAGCCCTTCGGTATCTGCATGGAATACATAGGCAGAGCCGCCTTTTTCAAGGTGGTCAGCCATACACTTGAATGAAGCAAGAAGAAAGTTGTAGAATTCTTCGTTTTTCATACTGTCATTCTGAATGGTAAGTCCACTGGAACTCTTAAACGAAACGCCATATGGGGGATCGGTCAGAATAAGGTTTGCCTTTGTATCTCCCATAAGAGCAGATACATCTTCCGCAGAAGTAGCGTCGCCGCACATCAGCTTATGTTTTCCAACAATCCAGATATCGCCATGCTGTACAAATGCAGCCTTTTCAAGTGCCTTGGTAAGGTCAAAATCATCGTCTTTGACTTCATCACCGCTGTTTGTATCAAATAAATCAGCAATTTCAGATTCATCGAAACCAGTCAAACCAAGGTCAAATCCGAGATTCTGTAACTCTTCCATCTCAACAGCAAGCAAATCATCGTCCCAGCCTGCGTCCAATGCCATACGATTGTCGGCAAGAATATATGCCTTTTTCTGTGCCTCTGTGAAATGGTCAACATATACACAAGGAACTTCTGTAATTCCTTCTTCCTTTGCTGCCATGATGCGTCCATGCCCAGCAAGAACGTTGTATTCCTTGTCAATGATGACAGGATTCACAAATCCAAACTCACGGAGGGAAGAACGGAGTTTCAAAATCTGTTCTTTATTGTGTGTACGAGCGTTATTTGCATAAGGCACTAACTTGTTGATGTCAACAAGCTGAAATTCTGTGGTCATTGTCATCTGTAATTCCTCCTCTGCTGAATTCTGAGCATACCTCTTCGGGCGGCATCCATATTGCCTTTGACAGCCTGTCCTTTAATGGTTCTGTATTGCTGTTTGGTCATATTGCTACGCTGTTGTTTTAATTCTCTCCAGAAGTTATTATCTGCTTTCATATAAATCTCACTTTCTGCTTCTCAGCAATTTTTCCATCATATCTTCCTGCGGATTGCCCTGAAATTCTACAGAACAATTTTCCCTCACAATCTGAAAAATCTGATTCCAGATTTGGTTTGCCTGTTTCATGTAATTCTGTGACATCGCTACATAGGGAGAGGCAATTGCCGCACCAGTTGTAGGATGTTTGGAAATATATCCGTATTTGGTGACGATCTGCTCGCAGTGAATCCAACGGGAAATGCTCATGGCATACTGTTCCACAAGCTGACGGCTGACGATTTTCTCACAGGAGCGTTCTTTCAGCCATTGATAGGTTTCTGTATACACATCATCGGCGAGAAGTTTTGTGCCGTCACGCTGTAATTCTTTCATGAAATTTCTGACAGGCGGTGTTTCAGCGGATTCTATATTCGCAGGCTGCATCATAACTTCAGCAGTTTTTCCCTCAGCGATCTTTTCAGCGAGTGCCTTTCTTGGTCGTCCTGCACCCGGTCTTGCACCGCCTCGGTTTGTACCGTCTTTCGCCATGATGTCATCACCTCCGAAAAATCAAAGAAAATCAAACAAAACTTAAAATCGGGCATAAAAAATGCCGACTGTAAAAGTCGGCAAAGTTAGAAATTATCGGTGCTTTTCAGTATTTTTATATCTGAGGGGTCAATAGGGTATTTGAATACCCGTTTTTGTGCGTGAGAGGGGACGCCGGTCAATGTTTTGCCTATTGTTAGAGATTTTTATACCCCAGGGGCTTTTCAGTATGTATAAACAGGGTTCTTATCTTCCGTCCATGTCTTTTTATCGTGACAGGGCTTGCATAAGGCTTGCCAGTTGGATTCATCCCACATCAAAGCGAGATTGCCACGATGCGGAATGATATGGTCGACTACCGTTGCAGGAACGTATCGTCCTTGCTGCAAACAACGAACACACATCGGGTGCTTGCGGAGATACTGTTTACTGAGCCTACGCCATTTGCTGTTGTAACCACGCTTTGCAGCTGACGGTCTGTCAGGCTGTTTATGTATCTTGCAGTATCTGCTGTCGGTAAGGTTCGGACAGCCTGGGTAACTGCAAGGGTGCTTACACTTCTTCGGCATTCTCTCACATCCTTTTTTTCTGATTATAATAATACCACATTTTCTTAGTGGCTTTCAATGGCTTTTAGTGGCGAGTTTATAATTTTCTGCACTTCATTCAATGCTCTGCCGTGCATACGATAAACCCACCTTAAATCTGTAGACATCAGCAAGGCGATTTGTTCCCATTTCTTAAATTGCAAGTAACGCATCTCCAGGATTGTTCTGTATTCCGCAGGTTCAATGCTGTTTACAACACGCATGATCTCACGTTTCAAATTCACTAAGGCATCAATATCCCTGTCGATTTCACTTTCAAGGTCGATAATTTTTACAACAGTTTCTTCCATTCGGGAAGTGTTTCTGTTTGGACTGTGCGGCATATCGCTGTAGACTGTTGTAGCTTTTGTCGCAAGCTCGTTCAGATTTCTAATTTGTTCAATTTTAGAATTGATCTGCATATCGAGATAACGTGCCTGTTCCATGTATTCTTTTGCTGTCATATTTCCTCCAATTCCGCCTTGACCGCTGACATCAAGGCTGTCTGTGTTTTATCTTTTTCGGTAAGTGCTTTCAGAATTTTTTCATCAACCGTACCTTTTGTGATGATATGCTGAATAACAACAGTTTCGGACTTCTGCCCCTGTCGCCATAATCTTGCGTTGGTTTGCTGATAAAGTTCCAAACTCCAGGTCAGCCCAAACCAAACAAGAAAATTTCCTCCTGTCTGTAAATTTAATCCGTGACCTGCACTTGCGGGATGTATCAATGCGACCTGCAATTTTCCGCTGTTCCAGTTCTTTATGCTTTGTGCTGATTTGATTTCCTGATACACAATTCCAAGCTTACCAAGCCTTTCTGTAATTCTCGTTCTGTCGTGCTTGAACCAGTAAGCCACAAGAACCGGTTTCCCGTTTGCTGATTCGATAATATCCTCCAACGCATCAAGTTTTCGGCTATGTATCGGGATTATCTCTCCACTATCATCATAAATTGCACCGTTTGACATCTGACACAGCTTATTGCTTAAAGCCGCAGCATTCGCCGCTGTGATCTCCGTATCCTGAACCTCAAGAATCAATTCGTCTTTCAGTTCTTTGTATTTTTCCTTTTCTGCCTCCGACATCTTCACCATGTATTCGTTAGAAATGAGTTCAGGCATTTTCAAATGGTCTATCGCTTTCATGGAAACCGTAATGTCCGATATTTTCTCGTATATCCTTTCTTCTGCATCAGGCAGAGGTTTATAGGAATACACGATATAGCCGTTCTGCTTATCAGGCTTGAAGTATTCGTTTCTGTATTGCCCGATAAATCTTCCCAAACGCTGTCCCATATCAAGCAGACGGAACTCAGCGAATAGATCCATAAGTCCGTTGCTTGCAGGAGTACCTGTCAGTCCTACGATTCTTTTTACCTTAGGTCTGACTTTCATCAATGCTTTGAATCGTTTGCTCTGATGGTTCTTAAACGAACTCAATTCATCAATTACAATCATATCGTAATCGAATGTTGTATTGCTGACAAGCCAGTCCACATTTTCACGATTGATGACGTAGATGTCGGCATCTGCCTTTAAAGCTGCAATGCGTTCTTCTGCTGTTCCGACTGCAACACTGTATCTCAGGTGCTTCAGATGATCCCATTTTTGCACTTCTGCCGACCATGTATCTCTTGCTACTCTCAGCGGTGCGATAATCAAAACTTTTCTGACTTCAAACAGGTCATATATCAGATTGTTGATAGCTGTAAGGGTTGTGATCGTCTTGCCAAGACCCATATCAAGCAGAAGTGCTGCAATTTTATGTTCTTCAATGAACTTAACTGCATATTCCTGATAATCATGAAGCTTCATTGCTCATCACCTCTTTTATGATTTTGTCGATGTCCTCTAAGGCATCAAGGACGTAAACCCTGAAGCCTAACCGCCTCAGAAGTCTGTGTCTTGAAAGCTGTAGAGGTCTTGGTTTCTGATTTGGTGCTTTGACTTCCACAAAGGCAAACCTGCCATGCGGTAAAAGCAGTAAACGGTCTGGCATTCCATCGAAACCGGGAGATACAAACTTCGGACAAATCCCGCCATGCTTTTTTACTGCCGTTACAAGTTCCTGTTCTATCTTTTTTTCTCGCATTCCATTCCTCCTGAAATTCACAAGACACAACTGACACAACAGTTTCGGAAAAATCCTATACGTGCGTATGTGCGTATACACGCTTACGTTATTCTCTATAAAATAGATTTCATTTAATATAGAAATTCTTGTGATACTTGTGTCAGTAGTGCTTGGAAGTGCCTATTTTAAAGGCTTTTTTGCTGTTCACAACTTCTGTCAGAAACACAAGAGGACAGAATCACAACCTCTCGTAAATCCTCTGCCTGCCATAGATGGCAAGCTTTCTGATTTTGTCAGTTCTCTGCCAACCGTCCACTTTGGTCATAAGGGCAGCTATCGCATAGGAGTCGGATGGCTTGAGGTCGGATAAGTTCCTGCAAAAGCACTCGCTCCAGATCTCCGCATTGCTGACCGACTTTCTCTGCACCGTACCCTTTGCCGCAGTATTGTCCGTGAGAAAATTTCTTCTCTCATACAAATCCATGTGACTCCAGTTATCCGGAAGAAGTGTATTTAAGTACTCCTCGACCATGCCCTGGCGCTCATCGCTTTCCATTGCATCAATCTGTTCGCTCAATGCTTCACTGCTTTCCTGCGAATTCAGATACAAAGGCTCGCCCTGCCCATACAGGTACTTTGCTTCCGCCCACATTTGCAGGACTTCTTCTCTGGTAATATCCCATGATTTACGCTTGCTCTGCCCGGTTACCTTAATCGGCCAAAAGCGGCGGTTGCCTGTAATATCACGGAGGAAACCTGTCTCGGAGTTGGTTGTTCCCACGATAATGCACTGCCTTGGGTGGCTCTCAATCGTTCTGCCATAGGACGGACGGTAAATATCATCAGTACGGCTGACAAAGGCTTTCACGACCTCTACATCCGCTTTTTTGAGTCCTGCCAGTTCGCCCAGTTCCAAAATCCAGTATCCCTGCAGTTTCTCCGCACCGCTCTTGTCCTTCATATCCGTCAGATTCAAGCTGTCGGAATAATACTCATTTCCCATCTTTGCAAAAATCGTAGACTTACCGCAGCCCTGCGGACCCACCAATACCACAACCGAATCAAACTTGGTACCCGGCTCGTAAATTCTCGCTACCGCCGCCACAAAGGATTTTCTGGTTGCAGCCTTAACGTATCCCGTGTTATTCGCGCCAAGGAAATCAATATACAGATTTTCAAGCCTTACCACACCATCCCATTCCGGCAGTGCGTCAATCCAATCACGAAGAGGATTGAAATGCCTGTCCTCGACCACCTTAGTGAAAGCCACATCGTGGTTTCGGCTGGAGAAAGTTTCATAACGAATGTCGATGAGTGCCTTCAGCTGAGCTGTATCCGCATCTCTCCAGAACTTATTGTCACTGGGTCTTGTCCACGGAATGGCACCTGTAATCTGCACTCTGCCTACCAGTTCATTGAAGGCAATATTTGCAAAATCCGGGTCATTGTTTAATATCAGCATCAGATTCCACACACTGTTTTCAAGGCACTTGCTTCTTGGCATATAGCGAAGTTTGGTCTGCCAGTTGGTATTCTCCGAAAAATCGTCTGCTGCCCTTTGCTTCTTTTCCTCAAGGTCCTGTAATTTAACCTTATCAAGCGTCATGGCAAACTCGCACATCTGCTTATATGATTTTTTATCATCGTCCTCACTGAATTTATGAAGGCGGACAAGGTCAAAGGCATTGCACAGTTTACCGCCTGCAGGGTCTGTTGCATGGTGGCTGTAGGAGAATTTATCATCGTAAATTACAACACCTGCAGAACCCTCGCCGGGAATAAAATCATATCTGCCGGAGGTATCTGCGGTCGGCTCATATACACCTTGAAGGAACTCATCAATTGCCGTACTGATAGGAAAATAAACACGGTTGAACAGACCGACCACGCCCTCTTTTTCAAGCGGGTCTTTCTGCTGTTTTACATTATGGTCGGATGCCTTGCTTTCCTTTGGTGTGGTAGGGAGCAGAGAACAATCTCTCCAATTAGGATGCTTCGCAAAAATCGTATCCGGGTCAAGCCAATCACCGTCTATTGTGTCAAAGAGGTATTCTCCGTTGGATGGACAGGTCGGCCAGTACATCAGTTGATGAGGAGAAAATGAACACGGGTCAAGCATACTGATAAAGCCGTTATCCTGGGCATAATATCTTGCAGCTGCATTGAACTCATCCGGGGACATATCACGGCTGACTGGAATAATCATTCTCGCCCTCGGATGCTCCGGGGTATGGCTGTGGGTGGTGTAATAGCAGCCCTTGTTGGAAATTTTGCTGCCGATGTTCTGCAAAAACTCTGTTTCAATGTTGTCAAGGTCATATACCAGCATGGAACGGCACACCACTTTATTTGCCTGTCTGCGGTTATCACGCAGATGTCCGGCAACAAAGCCGCCCTTGTCCTTGATATCATCACGCTGACCTTTGGGCAGTTTCGGATATTCTTCTGCCGTTTCTGAAGTATAAATAGGACTGCGCAAGCGGTCACATAATTCATCGAATCGAATCGTTTTATTCGACCAGAATTTTGCCGTCCTGCCGTTTCCATAGGCAATACTCAAATCACGCATTTTCTGTAACCTCCTTCAAATCACTGCCAAAATAGCGCAGTCTGTAATTTTTCCTTTTGGCTCTCCTGATTTCGGCATCCATTCCGGCTGATACGATTTCTCCGAACACCCAAACCTCGCTGCAATGGCTCATCAGCACATTTCCAAAATGAAGCCCCAATTCACGTGACCTTAAATCGTTATCATTAAGAAACTGTGGAAACAGCAAATGCGGAGCAATGGGGATATACCCCTGCTCCACAGCAAATCGACTGTACTTTCGTGCATTTGCAATGTTCCCGGCAACATCTCCGGAAAACGGAGAGCATACATACACAATCGGTCTGTATGCTCTTGCCGCTTTTGTTTCCTTCTCGATGGATGTCAGTGCTTCGTAGGTAGTTGGATCAGGATAGCCTTCGCTGTTATACCTGCTCACACCCACAAGCCGCACCTCCCATCAGCTTTCTGCTGCAGTTATCGCAAAGGACTGCCGTGCCAAACAGGTCAACATCACCGTCTGCAAATACATCTGCAAAGTCGACCTGAACCTCCGAACCGCAGTGCGGACAGCGGCAGAATACATTCTCATCGTTGATTTCAATGGAAACCTCCATCGCATCATTCAGTTGTTCTTTTACATAAAACATCTTATTTATCCTCCTCTAATTTGGTTTTGTACCATTCAAGATGGCGTTTTCTGTCTTCGTAAGCAGGGAATGCCACGAGCAGACCCACATCAACTTTCTGCAGGATTTCCAACATTTCAATCTGATCTTTGGTGAGATACGGTCTGATGCTTTTGCCTTTTTCGATGTTATTGGCAAGTCTGAACTGTTTTGCAGTCATACCAAGCACGATGCGGTTTAACATATCGCACTCGTTGCTGAAGTGATAAGGCTTCGGCTTGTCATGGAGCAGCTTGATATTTTCGGTCAAAAGCGGGAACTCCTGTCTTGCTGATACCAGGTTCTTAATAAAAGCATCCATCTCATTAAATCTGCGAATGTACAGTTCTTTGAACTTCATAGCCTTTTGCCCGGTATATCCCATTGCCAGCATTGTGAATCCGTCACGGGTCATGCAGTAGCACGGCTGCTTTTTATTCTGGTTGTTGGTGTATGAGGACGGCGCAAAATTGCGCTGTCTAAATTCCTCACTCAATCCGGAAGTCGGATCGATAATTTTACGGATATCACGCAGAACCTCTTTGTGGTTCTTCTCAAAAAACTCAGCCACAAACAGGCTGTCCACTCTTGCGGTGTCATGGGCATCGGCAAAGATGCCGTATTCGTCTTTGGGTATTAATTCTTTCATAAAAATACCGCCTTTCATAAAAGTAGGGTCTTGCCCTCTGATAGTGAAAGGACAAAACCCTGCGTTTTAAGAACCGTATTTTTAATCTTTTTTATAGAAGCTGCATTCGTACCCATCAGCACGGAGAAGCAGACCCGGAATCCAGGCCGGAGTCCTGCCCATCTGCTCACATACGGCATCAAGGGAAACCCCCATGCTGCATTCAATAATCAATTCATCATGCACGTGACCGCAGATAAAGCAATGCGACAAGGTTCGCATGGAATTAGCCAAAATATCCCTGCTGATTGCCTGCACGATGTTTTCGACAAACTTTGGACCATAACTTTCGATGCGTTCCCATTTCTTCGTACCACCGACACCTTCATAGGTCACGGACTCGCCGCCGAAACGGTTCTCTCCCATGCGAGGTTTCACATAAGAAAGCTGTCTGCCGGAAGGGAGCTTGATGAAAAGCATACCGCTCTGATAGATAAAACGGATACCATGCGTTTCGGTCGGCACTCTCTTTTTCACAGTTTCCTTGACACATCGGTCAACCTCCCACCAGAACCTTACGATATTGGGATTGGCGGCTCTCCAGGAATCTACAAGCGGCTGTAATTCTTCTTCATCAAGTCCCATATCAAGGGCACCCATCGCTTTCAAAGCACCGACCGAACCGCCGTAGCCGAGAGCCAATTCAGCGATTTTGCCCTTTTGACGGAGGTTTCCGTTGACACCGTGCTTTTCCACAGGAACACCAAACATGGCGGATGCCGATGCACAATAAATATCCTCGTTATTCGCAAAGACCTCTGTTCGCCAGTTTTCTTTTGCAAGATGCGACAGCACCCTTGCTTCAATTGCCGAGAAGTCCGCTACCACAAATTTCATTCCCGGTCTTGGCACAAAGGCAGTGCGGATAAGCTGTGAAAGTGTATCCGGGATATCATCGTATAAAAGTTCCATTGCATCATAATTGCCGGACTCCACCAATTCTCGTGCCTGTTCCAAATCCGGCATATGATTTTGAGGTAAATTTTGCAGCTGTATCATTCTGCCTGCCCATCGGCCACTGCGGTTGGCCCCATAAAACTGAAACATCCCTCTGGCTCTGCCGTCCTCACAGACTGCATTCTGCATCGCCTGATATTTTTTCACGGAGGACTTGGATAACTGTTGCCTTAAGAGCAGAACCTCCACCAGTTCCTTTGGGGCAGTTTTGACCGCCTGTGCCACTTCCTTTTTGCCAAGGCTGTCCATCTCCAAACCGTTATCCAAGAGCCACTGCTTCATCTGCACCACGGAATTTGGGTTATCAAGGTCAGTCAATTTCTGCATTTTCTCTGCCAGCTCCGCCTTGGATTTTGCATCAAAAGCGATGGCATTCTCCACCACCGCCATATCAAGAGCAATCCCTCGGTCATTGATTTCCTGGTCGAGATGGTATTCCTCCCACACAAAATCCGGCACCGGGAACTTTTTCAGTTTCTCCTGGATGGACATCTCCACTTCCACGTCCCGCTTGTTATAGAATTTAAAGAGATTCCATTTCTCCCTGTCATGTTCCGGCAGATTGCGTGTCCTGCCGCCGTTTACCTTGGTGGATTTACACGGAACACAGAAATACCGAATAAGGTCTTTGCCTTCCTTCAGCTTCTGTTCTTCCAAACCAAGCACTGCACCTGCCCCGGCAAGTGAAAGCGGAAGCCCCATATATGCCGACCATATCATGGAGCATTTCCACGCCGCTGGGTCAAGGTAATCTCCTACAGTATCCTCATTAATGCTGTAACCGTAAAACTGCTGTGGGTAGTTTCTGCGAAGATACTCTGACAGGCAGACTCGTTCAAAGGATGCGTTGAATGCCCACTTAGTCACCATATCATCAGTCAGCGCTTGTATAATCTCCATTGGTATTTCTTCGCCCTGTGCCAGGTCATAGACCATGACCTCACCGCCGTTTACGGATACACCAAACAGCAGTATCTCGAATGCAGGTGATTGGGCATATTTATATACACCACACTTCTGCAAATCCATATCGCTGTATGTCTCAATATCAATGGAGAGTGTTCTGATTTTTTTCATATTGCCACTCCTTCCTATAAGCAAGGCGGCGAAGAATATACCTCCGCCGCCCGCTGTCATTTACTCTGCCTTATCAGCAGACTCTTCATTTTTCTTACGCTTTTTCTCCTTGTGCTTGTCAATGGCATACTTAATGAGAAATCCCACATCCGCAAGGAACATTCCCATCACAGCACCGAAACACATGGAAAGCATAATGCGCTGAACCATTGTCATCGTATACCGCCTCCTTATGCGAGAAAATCGTCATCCGCATCGGTAGCAAAATCGTCCTCGGCACGGCTCTTTCCGCCAAGAGGCTCTCCGTCCTTAATCTTCTGAAGATTATTCAAACCGCAGGCGATACCCTTATTCCCATTGGAATTGAAGGCATAGAAGTTGATGGATGCACGGCCATATACACCGCTGTACACCTCACTGCGGTCAAGAATCGGCTGACGGTCTGCATCAACAATACCGGGAGCAGTCGCAGAGTTGGCATTGACGAAGTAACAGCCTGCATACGCTGCATCGTCGGGTCTTTCCAAATCTCCGTCACGAAGAGGAGTCTTGAGAATAGACAGAGCAGGTACACTCTTGCCATTGCCCTTCAGCTTGGACTCGCCCTCTTCATAAGCAGACTGGATAGCCGCCTTAATCTTGTTTACCGTTGCGGTATCAGACTTCGGAATGATAAGGCTCACACTGTACTTCGGTGCGCCGCCGTTGATGGATTTCGGATCCCACACATTTGCGTAAGACCAACGAGTATTGACTCCTGTGATTACCTTGGTAGGGTTTGTGTAATTCTTTGACATATTAGTTGTCCTCCTTAAAATCGTTAGCTGCTGTATTCATTGCCGGACGCTTGTCCGACATAGGTACCAATGTTGGCTTGCCCTGTGGTTTTTCAATAAACCCAGAGAGCAGTTCTTCAAATTTTGTCTTGCCGAGTAGTTTGGTCATTGCGGTAATACCCAGAACCTTGTGTTCAAACGGGTCATATCCTGCGTTCTTAACCGTATCTGCCACGGCTGTTTCATTTACATACTTCCTGTTGGAGCGTCCTTCGACAATCTTCCAGTCTTTCCACTGCTTGCCGCTGACTGCCTGCTGCAATGCATATTCCTTGACATCGCCCGTCCAGGATACCAGCGCGTCTGCTTTTGCTAAAATGGCCTCAATCTCATCATCTTCAAGTGTGGAAGGCATTTCAAAATCATAACGTGCAAGTTCCAGGTTGTATTCGGCTCTCTTGCGGCACTTGGCTTTAACCTTGCAGAACTGGCAGTGGTCTCCGGCTTTGTATTCGCCTTCGCCCTTGGCTGCAAGCTGTGCGGTAGGGGCAAGCACCTCATCCGCCCATTTCAGCAGTTCCTCTTTGGATATGGTGTAGGTGCTGACATTATCCCGCCTTGGCTGGAAGATGGTCATGGTCACCGAATCGATATCATAAATGCTGTCGAAAAGCTGTAAGGCTCCCAGTGCGTAACACATCATCTGTGGATTCTTTTCTGCTTCCACCAAAATTCCGACACCATATTTGAAATCGATAACCGTGAGGGTTTCATCTGCCACAATCACACAGTCACCGGTGCCGAACCCCTGCGGTACCCACTTGGAAAAATCAAGACGCTGTTCAATCAGAACGATTGGGTCTTTACATTTTTCCTTTGCCGCCGCAAGCTGCTCCATCACATACTGAGCATACATATCGGAACAGTCTGCCATCTCCTCATCAAAGAATGATAAATTCTCTGTAGGGTCTTTCGACTGCTGCCCCAGTGCCGTTTTCAGCCTATATTCGCAAAGACTATGGGCATCCGTACCCTGCATGGCGAACTCACTCGGTGTATCTCCGGCAGTGGAACAGAGGAGCGCCGATGGCGGACATTCCAACCACCTGTGACTGGAAGATGCTGATAATACTGCGTGTTTATCCGGCATTGCCAAGCACCTCCACTTCAGCAAGCAGTGCTTTATATTCTGCCGGGTTGACCTCCGACAGCTTTTCCACACCGTGCTTACTCAGGATTTCTTTGACTTCCGCCGTAAAACCACTGCGGGATTTGTCTGCACACACGGCTCTAACATCTTCCAATGTGAGTGCCTTTTCCTCCGGCGCTTCCGGCTTTGGCTCCTCGACTTTTCCCTTTTTAGCAGCAGTCTTTTTTACAGGCTGCTTTTCCTCTGCATAGCCGCTGAACATACCAGCCAATTCCTCCGAAATGCTGATAAGCGTTTCACCACATTTGCGAAGTTCCTCTGTGAGCATAGACAACTCGTTCATCTTTCCCATTTGGTCTGCCTCCTTCCATATTCAGTTTTTGACCTGTGCTGACTGCATCGATCCTGTCAGCAATTCTCTTTGACACGACACTGATTGCAATAAGCACATCAGATAACTCACGGTCGAGTTCCTGACTGCTGCGGCCGTTCGTGCCTGTTCTGCATCTGGTTGTCATTGTTTGACACCATCCTTTCCGAGGTGCTTTGTTTGCCCCTCTGAGAGTGAAAGGACATACACGGCTGTTTTAAGAACCACTATTTTTGAAAAAATATAAAAGCCTGCTCCGCCGGATACTGCTGCGGCAGAGCAGGCAAGGAATTATCCCTTATCTGAAGTCTTTCAGCCTGGTGTTAAGTTTCATCAATACCTTGTGCTTGCGTTTGTTGACACCCTTCTGGCTCATGCCGATGGCCTGTCCGATTTCGGCTTCGCTATGGTTATTGCTGTACATTTCCATAATGGTGCGGTCGATTTCTTCCAACTCGTCCAGTGCCTTATGAAGCTCATCAATCAGCATTTTTTTCATAATATCCGCTTCAAGGTCAGATTCGGTATCGGCAGCTTCGTACTCGGTTTCCTCGTACATTTTATCCAGCGATGCCATCGGTTCCTGTCTCTGCTGACGCTTGTCCTCACGCCAAAGAGGACGCATATATTCGTAATACTGCTCCTCCGTAGCCGCAATCATAACGACACGTTTTTTGCGGTTACCAATCTTCGCCCATACCACATCTGCCGGGTTGATGCCGAAATCCTTGATGGTTTCTGCGGTTACTTCCATAGGGATGTAATACTGCTTCTCGTTGTTTGTCTGTAGATTTTCAAATTTGTCCATCGTGTAGACCCTCCTTCGGTCTGAAAACCGAAATGAGGACCCACACTGAACTTCCCATAATAATTGGCCATAAGAATGAAATCCTCATTTCTTGACTGGCCAACCGTCCCAGTGGGTTGACTGATATTTACTTGTGTCCGTTTCTCTGCTCTGGGCATCGCTGATCAGGCGATGAACATTGAAACGGGGATGTGAAAAACACCTCTGCTGTATATAAGGTTGGGTTGTCCTTCACTGTCTTTAAGTATAATGATTTTATAATAGTAAGTAAATTTCTGACATAATCACTTACTTTCTGTGTAATCTACCACTGCGTAAACTTGAAAAAAGCGATAATAAGTGTTATAATTGCATTATCACTTATGTAATCACTTACTTTTTGGCATAAAAAAGACCCCTCAATGAGGGGCAAGGGAATATAGGAGCCGATTTATATGACAGAGTTAGACAATTTTTTCAATCTTAGCAATGATTATTTTTCTTTGAGTTGCAAAAAATGCACATTTAGAATAGAAGAAACCTTAAAGACGAACGGGCAGCCGCATAAAATACTCACCGTCTATCCCGTGAATAATGAAATTATAAATTATGCCTTTAGCGGAAGCCAAGGTTTGTGTTTGACAACCCCTCACGGTTCACTTCAAAATAAAAATGTTCTCGGTTCTCTGATATCGCTTCCGGCAACCAATGTAAAAAAGGTGCTTGGTTTTTTCGAGGAACATGGCTATCTACTTCCTATTTCGCCCGAAGGAACGGAAATTGATATAGCAGCACTTGTAGAAGTCTTGAATCGAATAAAGGCTACAGTTCTCCTTATGACCGCACTGGAAAAACCTTCACTCGATTATAAGCAGATTCTACATTTAACTTTGTATTTGCTTCTTGGAACACAAGTCACGCTTAATGGCACTGCTCGAATTACTTATTCAACCTATCGGCATCCATTTCATGATGGCATCAGAAATCAAGCCGCTATCGATTCACTACAGCAATCCTCTGAAACAGAATCTATTACTGTAAAAGACATGATTTATGCTCCTTCATATGAATTGAATCCTGATGAATATGATGATATTTCAAACGGAGAAACATTTACATATGATTATCCTGGAATTAATGATACGCTGTATCGCCAGGTTACCATTGCTTACAAGAATAACAATATTCAGTCCAGAAATCTTCGACTAATGATTGAATTCCTGTTTCACTATATGCATTCTGTTGGTGTAATAAAAGCTGTAACTTTCGAGGGTGGCATTGAATACTATGGTAGCCCAGATTTCAGCAAATTTGACAGTCAATTAAAAAAAGTTGCTGTTCTTATCGCACGACTCGTTTTAAGCGGGGAAATAAATCATAATACCAGAAGTATAAAACCTTTCTACAATCCAAATTCACTGGAACCGTCATGGAAGGCACCATCATTGCTTTCTGCTTTATATTTTTCTATTTTCTACATGAAACCCGGCTCTGAAATATATAGAAAATGTGCCAATCCTTCTTGCCATAAATATTTCTTAGTAAAGACATCCAATAGTAGAAAGAAATATTGCTGCGATAACTGTAGAAACGCAAATAATCAACGTTCCCACCGCATCAAAGTTCAAAAGAGTAAATAAAAAATCCGCAAACAGCATAATCACTGTTTGCGGATTTTTTATTCAGCCTTATCTTCCGGTAGTGCATCTGCATTTTCCTGCAGTGCTTCCTCGATGAGCTTCGCCATCTTAATAATTTTACTCTTGTGCGAACCGTAGTAATTGTTCATCAAGAAACGAATATCAACTACAATTCCTTGCACTCGTTCATAATTATGATTGCCATATTTCCAGTCACTATCAGCCTCACCAATATTGGCGAAATACTCATTGATATGAAATGGATTATCCTGCTTGTTGTACGGCATAAGAAATGCATTATACACAGGAACATCATCACCATATATATCCTTAAATTTCTTATGATTATATATGTACTCACCATATGTAATCTGCTTGTTGATAGATGAGGATTCCGGCAAATGCGAAGAGATACCAGTTACACCATATCTATAATATTTCGCATCAATAACATAGATTTTTCCATTACAAAGCATTATGGTGTCTGGCTCTAATGCATAATTTCTTCGTTGATCCCCATACTTTAGTTTCCAAGAGGTTCGTGGAAAATAATCATTCTTTTCTTTTATGCCAAACACTGCATCTATCAGTTTTTCCCACACATATTCAAATCTATCTGTTCCAAAATAATATTGTTTATCATCACTCTTCTCATCCAGATATTCCAGCATAGAAATCATTGCTTCAAACAAAAGAATATCTTTTTCCAAATGTGTTACTGCTAACTTTTTCTTCAGAACACTGAGGAAGAGAGGAATGTTTCGTTCAATATGTGGATCTGGTGGAACATCCGGCATAAATAGCCATCCCATCTGAACAAAGCTTTCATGAACGCAATATTTGTGAATCATGGTTATCAGATTTTTCTCATTAGGAGTTGACCCTTTTACTGTATATTTATCAAAAAACGGAGTTCCATCCTCTTGAAAAAAGCTAACATTTCTACGCAAAGAAGCTGCAAAGTCGATTTTTCCTTTGTCACTCGTTTTTCGAATAGGATCCTTTTCTGTGTAATATGAACGCTGTTCCAAATAGTATCGGATAATGTTCATATAGGCATTGATTGGAAAATTCACAGACTGTGGTGCTTCGAATTTCTGCATAGCCAATACCTTGTCCTTTGAATCCGTAAACTCAGCTAATACAGAAATCAATTTGAGAATATCATCCCTAATGTCTTCTTCATTGTCTGGCAGGCGATACCCCATTGGAAAATAGACCATTGCCTGATCAGCATCAGCCTTAATCCCGACAAACCTATCGCCGTCACCATTTTTATTCACATGGCATTTAACTTTTAAGTTTAAGCCTAAATCCAATGTTGCTTACCTCGCTTTAAGATTCCTGTGAGCCTTCGCTGTCAACATCAGAAACCTCGTTTGATTCTGCTGTTACTCCATCCAAAATCATTTTACGAAGGTTCTCGTTGAATACACGAAAGCGCTCATTCTTTGGTTTAGCTGAATCCATAAAGGCTTCAATTATTCTCTCAAGGCTAACAAACTGCCTTGTATTAAAAGTATCTTGATGTGCAAACTTGAACGCATCATCCCATAAATACTTCAGAACTTTCTCCGCAAAACGATTATTGTGATGCTCTGCTTGTATTTTTTCTGATTCGCTTGCACCTGCATCAACATATACCATCTCTAAATCAGATGCCGTAACAAAATAAGCGCCGAGACGCTTATCTTCGGAAGAAGTAATATTGTTTCGTCTCAATATCTCATCATTTATAGTCTCACAAAATTGTTTCCATGACACTGTTGTATCAAGAATTTTATTATCTGCGAACCTATGGTTTTTGAACGAATTTGGAATCATTCTCATAATCCATCTTCTCTGGAAAGCCGTATCCAATGTAAATACATTCTGGTCAGAAGTGTTCATCGTACCCAAAATAGACATATTTGCAGGAATTCGAACCTTATGGTTTTCATCACCATAAACGATTCGTGCAATATTGGCATTTGTTATTCCATACTCACTTGTGCCTTTTTTGTAGAGAATCTCCCCATTTTCATCTATTTCGTCTTCATCTTTTCTATCCAAAAGCTGAAATATTTCACCGAATATAGCTGGTGCATTACCACGATTTATTTCTTCAACTATAAGGTAAAAAGACTGTTCTGGATTCCAATATGCTTTTTTCAATAATTTAGTAAACGGACCCGGCGTAAACTCATAACGAACCTTGTCATCGTCCCTTACTACAGGCAAAATTTGTCCAACGAAATCCGAATACATATAATCCGGATGAAAAACCAATCGCTCCATACACCCTTCATCGGCACAATATTCATGTTCAATTGTCCAACTCTTTCCTGCTCCGGGAACTCCGTACAAAAGCACATTGCAGCCAGTAGTCGCTCGATTACATTCTTCGATTGTTGGGACATAATCACCGAATGGATTACTGGCATCATTAACAAACTGTAGTTTATACGCATCCATATTTAGTACATCTCTGCGTTCACCACTAAAAATGCCCTCTAAGCCAATATTATGCGGCCAGTTCTCTGGCATTGTCGCTGTATTTACAAAACCTGCATAATAACGCCGATTTGTAGTTCTTATGATAAGAATAACAAGATTATCAATGATTCCCACAAAATCGCCTGCAGATGTGTATTCGCCATCATCACCTTTTGATGGTTCGGGAAATCCATTATCCAAACTCCATGCCGGATGTTTATATTTCATATTCTGGCGGCTTATACGATAGTTATTTCTTCCTTTGCGAGGTGCAAATTCTACAAACGAACATTTACCCTTTGAATCGCCCAAAACATAGGCATTGAATGTATAAACAGACCTTGTTTCATCTGGCAAAGGACTGTTTGTAACCTCCGCATAGGAAAGGAAATCAACGATTTTTTCATTTGAAATACCAGCGGCTTCCAAGTATGTCTGACCACCGCCACCTTCTGGTTTGTCAATATCATACAACTTTTTGAAATCAGAAGGATTAATCTTTCTGTAAAATATTCTTTCAATGCACTCCATTCACTTATACCTGCCTTTCTATAGAAATCAAATATTCCTTCAGTTTTTTAGGCAACTTGCTATCATTGCTTCTAAATCGATTGTAATCAATTTCTTGAACTTCAACAGTTCCAAACTTGCTAAAGCATTCTTCTAATTGCCCCAGCGTAAACAAACCATCCTCGCTGTAGCTAATCAGAAATTTCGGACAATGCATATCACCTAATATCTTTTCAAACGATTGTAATCCTCGTGTTTTGGTACACAATTTAGAGTGTTGCTCCCACCAGTCACGCAAACCACTTTTGCCAACAGCATCAGGGAAATCTCCTCGTGCAATGGTTTCCAGAATATGATAATTTGCAGCATACTGTCTCTTCATATACGGAGGGTCGATGTAGCACAAATCAGCTGTAATTGTTGCAGCTAAATTTTCAGCAAATCCCAATTTTACCATGTGACCAGTTGAATTCACAGAACAAAATTCCACAGGTTTTAAATCAATCTGTGCATTGGCATTCTTTTTGAAATCAGCCAAAAAATATCCGTAGGTTCCAGATATATTGGCAACCTCGTTTACTGCCATAATAAGAGTATGTTTTAAAAGCGATTCTTCAGCTTTGCTCACATATCCATTATCAATCCACTCATTTATTTTTTCTCTAATCGCATCAATTTTCTTTGCATTTTCCGTAGTGAAATATTTTCTCGGGTCGCAACCATTCTGCGGTGTTCCACCAGGAGAAAATTCCTTGAAGAAAAAACCTTCTTTGGGTTCAATGCAATTTAAATAAGTCAGGACTGCACCATATGCATCCACCTCATTCTTGCCTATTGCTCCATGATTCACAAGCCCAGAAAAAGAAGGAGCTGAATCTAAGCAAAGATTAACCATCAAATGATGGTACGAATAGGTCATTACATCAGATGCGATAACCGAATAACCTGCTTTTCTCAATTCTAATGCCACAGTTCCTGTTCCAGCCATAATGTCAGCAACAGTTCCTGTTTTTCCAATAAGCTGTTCCACCCTATCAAGAATGTATGGAGTCAGCTTTGATTTGTTTCCTATATATCTATACATTCGCTTCCACCTCAACTTTCATATTGTTAATCGCACTCAAGTCAGGCAGACGATTCATCTCACCATAAACCATATTGCTTTCGGTCTCTGACAGACCATACTTTTTCATTACCAACTTCTCAAGCTGAACATCCTTGACATATTCATATTTATGCGCCAATTCCGTTGCCACTTTAATGATCTGTTTATCTAACTCACTATCCTCATATTCTCTAATGGGCAGAGAATAAATAATCTGTTTCGTAAAGTACGGATGGGACTTCCATTCATTTTCTCCATATACTTTCAAATAAAAATAGTAGACCACTCGTGAGTTAAGCAATGCCAGATAATATTCCAACGGAGCCTTATGTTGACTGTTTTTAAATTTCAAAATATATACAGTCTGACTTGTCATGCTTCCCGTATAATCAATCGATGCATATATTCCAAGTCCAGTCTTTCTCACCAACAGTTTCGGTGGGTTGTACATCGCTCGATTTTTATAATTGATTCCGGGAATGTTGGGTTTGATATAGCATTCTCCTGTTATTCCATATCTCCGAACATTCTCTCCAACATATATCTGAACAGTCTGTGACGTTTGACTTTTTGAAATAACATTTTGAACACTTGCCGTAGTAACCGATATCTCACTGCCACAGTTCGTACATTCTTTTTTTCCTTCAGCCATTTGTGATTTTTTATACCCTTGGGCATAACCACATGAAGGACAAAATACGACCTTTCCTGTTTTGGATATCTCAACACCTCGACCAAAAATGAATGTATCATCCCAACTTATAGACTGCTTCTTAATTTTAGCCAACAATGCCTCTTCATCAGTGCGTGTATCAACGTCAAAGTTACAGGCAGCGTTTTCAGCAAATCGCCCTTGCAACACATCATGCACATCTTCGTTGTAAAAGTTTAACAGACTCTGATTCGAATTCAAAAACTTTCTTCTTTCTTCCGTAGTAAGTCTGAAACAGTGGGTGACAGAATCTTTGACTGGCTTTTCTTTTCTGCAAACAATAACAGTAGTTGCTCTATTCACTTCTTCAAAAATCTTCTCTCCAAGTCTGGCAATCACTTTGATTTGCATCTTTTCAGTCAAAAATCTTCTTAGTTTTTCGTTTTGTGCATCAAATAACGAATCGGGGATAATAAACGAAAAGTATCCTCCCTCATCAAGCAGATTATATGCCAACTCAATAAATAGCACAAAGCTATCATATTGTCCTGTGGTCAACGAGAAACCGGCACTCTGCAATTCTTCTCGCACATATATTTTTTCAGAACTCCACGGCGGATTTGCAATTATAGCAGATATTACTGGCATCTTGCTTTTCCAATATTCTGCCGTCTTTTTTTTTACATTTCGCGGAAGAATTGAATCATTATAAAGAATTTCAAAATCATCCTCAACATTCATTATCGCTTCTTTATCGACATCAATTCCCAAATATTTTACATTACCATTAAAATATTTCTTTGCAGCGCATAGCAATGCGCATTCGCCACACGCAGGATCCAACACCGACTTTATTTCTGTATTAGTTTCTGCTGCTTCCCTATATAAAAGTTCTGCTGCGAACTCAGCCAGTCTATTCGGTGTATAAACAACACCATAATTTTTCGCAACCATCTCCGTTACCTCCTTAATCATGTTTTGAATACTCAGAACTCATTGATATCAATGCCAGACTTAAGCAATCGCTCGTATCGTTCATAGGAGATAACAACGGCTATTGGCTTCCCATTTTTTTGTATAAATGCAGCATTATCTTTTTCCACTAAATTACGGATTAATTTTGAAGATTGCCCACGGTTGAACTCACCAATATTCAAATGTTCCATAGGCGTTTTTCTTTTCATTTCGCTCAACTGCAGCTCCTCCATTTCCATATAGTCTTACACTTCATATTTTAGCATATTTAAGTTGTAATTACAAGCCCTATTACAAAATATTTTCTATGTCTTTTTGGCATTGTAAATGTAATTACTTTTACAATGCCAAAAAGACATACAGGCTTCTATTCCGCCTTTCGGTGTATACCTCGGAATCGCATACTCATCCACGCTGCCATCCAGCCACAGCACCTCAATGCCCCTATCCGGCTTGACCAGAACCCTGTCAATCACGAATGAAAGGTCATCTGCATCGGAAAGCATCTCCCAGGCACTCATGCTTTCAAAGTTCTCTATGTAGCGTTCAATGGCTGCCAGCCTGTCAGCACTGACCGCATCTGCTGCGAATTCCACTATTGCTGTCCGTATGTCCTTTGCCACAATCTTTTTTCTTGCCACATCGTGCAGGACATAAAACAGCAGCTTGTCATAGATATTCGTGGTCTTGCATTTCACGGCCGAATAGCGGTTACGGCACTGCCATACTGAATTATTGTAGGAAGTGGAATGCCACGGTCTGGGACCAAATGTTGCACCGCACTTGGCACATATAATTTTACTGCTAAAAAAACTCACTCCGCTGTATCTGTGTTTATTCTCCCTTTTCCTGTTCTTAAAGTTTTCCTGCACAAAATCAAAAAGCCACGGGTCGATAATCGGCTCGTGGTTGTTAGACACATAATATTGTGGCAATTCGCCCTCATTCTTCTTGACCTTCTTCGTTAGAAAATCCACCGTGAATTGTTTCTGTAAAAGCATATCGCCTTTGTATTTCTCATTTGAAAGCATCCTGCGAACAGTTGCTGCACTCCACACCTCACAGCCACCGGGAGAAGGTATTCCTGCCGCTGTTAAGGCAATTGCAATTGTGTGCGGTGTTAATCCCTGGATGAACATTCGAAATATCTTGCACACGATAACTGCTTCTTCACGATTGACAACTATTTCAAATTTCTCTTTGCCCTTATCCAAGCCGAGAACTCTTGAGTAGGCAAAGCTGCCTTTGCCCTGGGCATATCGTTTTCTGACTGCCCACAGTATGTTCTCTGACATGGAGCGTGATTCTTCCTGTGCCAGTGAGGACATAAGTGTTATGATGAATTCGCCCTTGGAGTCCATTGTCCAAACCTGCTCTTTCTCAAAATACACTCCTATGCCTTTACTCTTCAACTCACGGATTGCTGTCAACGTATCTACCGTATTTCTGCCAAAACGTGATATGGACTTGGTTAGCACCATATCAATCTTACCCGCCATACAATCACTCATCAGCTGTTTGAACTGCTCTCGTCTTTTGGTGCTGCAGCCGCTGATGCCTTCGTCTGCGTAAACACCTACGAACTGCCATCCGGCATGGCTCTTGATGTAATCTGTGTAATATTCCTTCTGTGCCACAATACTGGTCTGCTGTTCTTCCTTGCCCGTAGAAACACGAGCATAGGCAGCAACTCGCTGGATGAGTTTATCCGTTCTTTTAACAGCCGTAAGCTGTGGCAGGTTCTCCACCTTCTTGACAATTTTATCGCTCACCGACCGTCACCCCATCTCCGATTTCTTTTCTGACCTCAACCGACTGAAACGGCGGGTGGTAGTATTCCAGTAATTTATCCCAGACCTTCTGCATTTGTTTTTCTGTGAGTAAGCCGTCGTGGTAAAGACAGCCAAGCAGCATCTTTGCCAGACGGTAATCAACTTCATTTTCAAGCATTGAAAAGACCTCCTATTCCGAGTTTGTAACATACATCACTCTGAAAGGCAGAAAAGTCAAGGGGTATGTGCAAAGACTGGTAGGTCTACACAAATTACAATCGTTATAACATTAAACCTTGCAACGATACCTCTTTGCTATCGTTAATACCGTATGCAAAAACTGCCTGTTTTCACTGCTACCGATGTTGCCATTTTCCTGTTTCCAGGCAAAAAAATAAGACCCTCTTTTACGGGTCATTCTCAAAAAGCCTTATTCTATGGGGTTTTCTGCTTTGCACCTAATAGTTACACTGTATCAATCACGCTACTGCTTTCTCATTGCATCGTTCACCCGGCTGCGGTTTCATAAGGCGAGTCATTACATCAATCAGCACACGCGGTGTAAAATACTGTCCGGCTCCCGACTTCTTTTCGTTAGCGTTCTTTTCTAACAATCCTTCGTAAAGATTTCCTAATCCCTCCTCACGGGCAGAATACCAATCCAAACCGTCAATTGTAGTGATAATCTTTTCAAGGTTCTTAGGCTCATCAATCTTAGTAGCCGCCCCCTGATAAATTTCACACACTCGTCCTATACAGTAAGTTCCAAATAGACGAAGTATTGTTTTATAGTAGTTATGAAGTTCCAAACCTGATTTGCTGACTAAATTGTCCCAACCGTATTCCTGAACAATTTTCTTTTCGCTATTCTGTGTTTCCTCTTCCGGTGTCAGATTATCTCCTTGTGCAAGAGTAATACCTTCCGCAAATCTGTTTTCGGCATCGGTTTCTTTTGCCATTTTTAAAAATAAAATATATGTAAGCTCTGTAACATACTCGTGATAAGTGATACCGTCATCTCTCAGCACATTGCAGAGATTCCAGAGTTTTGATACGATTTCTTGTGTATTCAT